TCGTAATCGCGTTGCGGTAGGTCTGATTGGTGGTGCAGGCGCCCGGCTCGCGCTCGCGGAGCGGGATCTGGAGATCCTTGAGGTTCTGGCCCCAAAGGCCGAAGGCGAAGAGGATGAGGATGAGGGCTTTCATGTGAAACTCCTTACGAGCGCTGAAGCATGTGCTGCCAACTAAAGTTGTAATCGCTCCATTGACCGGGCTGCAGCCGATGGCCGCTCAAGACCGGCTTATCGGCCAGCGTGTAACTCGTGGTGCCAAGCGGAATCGGTGTGGCGTTCTGGAGGTACAGTGCGTCGGCGGACAGGCCGCAATAGATCAGCCAGCCCACCGAAAGCATTCTTGTGTAGAGCCCTTCCGCCGTACCCACCGCTGGCGGGTCCAAGGTGGGCGGAGTCAGCCCCGTGGTGGTCACCGTAATGAGTTGCGCTGCGGCAGTCGTCACCGCAACCTGCGCGCTCCCGGCCGACTCGGCATTGGCTTTGTTGGTGGGCGAAACGTACGGCTGTCCGACCCAGGTAATGGCCACCAGGTACTTGCCACCCGGGTCACTCGAGCCACTACCTGCAGCCGAAACGTTGGAAGCCCCAAACGTCCCCGCGTCGAATTCCCGCAGGGCTCCCGGACAGGGCAAGGGAATCAATACCACGGGGATGCCCTGGGAACGCAAGGTGCGCCAGGCGGCGTCCTTTTCTTCGGCGTACATGATCATCTTGGCTTCGTAGCGATCACCATTCTTGGTCCCGACGAAGCGATGGAAGGCCGAGCGGTAGAGCTTTTCGAGGGCGGAGTATTCGATCCACCGGCGAACCGCATGCTTGCTTGGATCCGGCTCAATGGCCACCACCTGGTTCAGGCGAAAGCGCGGCCGGCTGATGGCGGCCGAGTAGACGTTCATCACCGCGGCCACGTGGTTGATGTTCATCGACGGCGAGAGCAGGTAGCCCGAGAAGTTCTGAAACGCGGCCTTCAGTTCGTCTCCGCAGGTGGTGACGGCGCGGCGGATGATACTGTCCGGCCCCTCGATCTGGATGGGCGGGGTTTCGGCCGCCGCCACGCGGGAGCACTCCGAGTCCAGGGACTGCAATGTCGCCGTCGAAATCACATCGCTGTCTGTGAGGAGCATGGTGGATTACTCGGTTTCGGGAAGGGAGGGAGCGGGCTCGGCAGTCGGAGCTTCCGGCGCGTGCGGAGCGAACACCTGCTCCACGGCATCGAGATGCTTTTGCGCCTGCTTGGCGGTAGGGCCATCGGCGTGACTCGCCACATGGCGCAGCAGAAAGAGAATGGCGGCTTCGATTGGATTCATGAGAGATTCCTTTGTCTACGAGAAAGAGCACGGGCGCGGCCGGGGAGAAATGCCGGCGCGCGCCCGCGGCAATGGACGCTCCCGAGGACGAGTCGGAGGCGTCCTCCCGCCAGGAGGGGGGCCCGGCGGGGAACTGGAGAGGTGGTTGTGATTTGGGTGCGCGTGACAATACGCACCCGCAAGTGTTAAGGCGTTGGAATGTGCGTCAATATTCCAGCCAAGCACGGAGCTTCAAACTGGAATTCGCATCGATTTCGGTCACATTCGCGCGAAGTACGGCGCCCGTGGTGCCGATGGCGCTACCCGGGATCTGGTACTTGCGCACGCTCCAGATTTTGTCGGCCGCGGAGCTGACCGCTCCTTCACCGCCGACCACCAGGTCCGCGACCGGCGTTCCGGTGAACGCGTTGGTGGACTCTTCGATTTGAATTTGGAAGTTTTTCCCGGCGGTATCCGACTGGACCTGGAGGAACAAAGTGAAATCCTTTGTCACTCCGGACACGTCGAGTCCCGCGGTCGGGGTGACGGCACCGGTCCCGGTGACCGTCTGTACCCCCGTGGTAACTGCACCGATTGTCATGTTGGCCAATTTAGGCCTCCTTATTTGTCCTGTTTCGCGCGCTCGGGCTTGTTGCCGAGGGCGGCTTGAACCGCGGCGGCCACCACGATCGCCAGGCGCCCGTCGTCTTCGGGCGAACTGCGGATAATCATGGTATTCTTGCGCGATTCTTCGATCTTGGCGAGGCGTGCCACTTCCGTGGCTCGCTCCCGCGTGTAACGCTCGATCTCCTCGGGCGTGGATTTCTTGTGCGTCCCGTCGGCCAGGCGGCTGGCGGCATTATGAGCGCTGGCCGGGAACACCTGGCCTCCCACCATGCCGGTCCGGCGGTTTTCGATGGACGTGACGTAGAACGTTTTCTGGCCGGTGGCCGCGAGTTCGGCCTGGATGGCCATTTGGTCCTGCCAATAGGCACTCGTGCCTTGAGCGGATTGCGATGTCGTTGCGAACATGAATGATCCTTTGTCCCGCCAGAAAATGTGGAATGGGAGGGGGTATGCCAGAGCCGCCGGGCGGGGTTACAGGCTCTGGACGTCGACGCCGTAGTTGTTGCGGAGGACGCCGACCCCGTAGAGGCAATCGACCGTGAACTGCTGCGCGAGAGTGCCGGGAGCGTAGGACATGACCACGCGTACACCGAAGTTGCCCATCTCGGCGTACTCGGCAATGGCGCCGGTTCCGGGAAGAGGCTGCGGCAGACGACGAATCACGAGAGCCAGCGCGTTCCGGGCGAATACCAGGTTGTGATACGTGGTGGTCGTCGTGGTCTGTACGTACTGCGAGCGGTAGATCGAAATACCCTTGAGGGTTCCGCCTACCGTGCCGGCCAGGCTTCCGCCGGGCAGCGCGCCGGTTTGGATCGGCGACGGCTGACCCGAGGGGCCGAGCATCTGGAACTCGCTGAAGCGCGGCAGTTGGCGGATGGCCGAATAGGCCGAAGTGCCGACCACAGCGAAACGGGGATCGCCCTGCGGGACGAGGCTGTTAGCCAGGGCCGTTTCGGCGGAATCCAGGCGGGCTTCGTCGAACGTGGAAGCGCCGCCCAGGGCCGTATTGGCCGTGAACAGCGTGTAGCAGGCCAGCAGATCGTTTTCGATGCGCGTGGCAATGGCGATGATGGCCGGACGCAGGTAGGTGTCGAGCAGATCGACCGAAGCCAGTACCTTGGTGGCGTCGGGAATATTGAAGGTGGACTCGACGTGCTGGTTGAGCACGATCTGGGCGTTGCCGAGAGACGGATTCTGATTGGTGACCGTGCCGGCTTCCATGAGGTTGTTGGCACTCATGCTCGGGGGGATTGCCACGTTGACGGTGTCGCCGCCGGCGACCATGACGGGGTCGAAGTCGCGGTTGACCAGATTGCCCATGACGAGATTTCCGACGAGCGGCTCAAGGGCGCGCGCCGCCACGAATTTGGCGATGGCCTGCGCGATATTTACGGAGGTGATTTCGTTAGCCATAAAGATGGCCTCCTGTGGGTTTGGATTGGTGGTGCGTCTGAATCACCCAGGAGGGGAACTGCCTGGCCAGTGGAGCGGACCCCGTGATTATCCCCACGGCGGGGGTTAGGAACAACGATGGGAAAACTGAGACGCTACACCAGAAGCGTCGTCAACGTGGTGGTGGGAGTGTGGCCGCCGGAAACGCGGTCGAGCGCGTCGCCGAGCTGCTTGAATTGCGCGACGGTCATGTTCTCGGGCGCGACTGCCAGCAGGGCGGTCAAGGTCGTGGCCGTAAGATGCGGGGCGAGATCGACGGTGCAGGTCTTGGGACTGGAAACTGAAGCAGACATAAGGGGAAGGCCTCCTTGATTTGGATTTGTACGGCCCCGTGCTTGCCCCCACGGCGGGGAAACTTGTGGAAAAGGCTAGGTTACGTTGCCGTCCTTGATGTCCTGCAGCATGGCCTGGAGCTCAGCCGGCGTCTTCCCTGCCATCTTTTGGGGCGTGATGTCGGACAGCTTGAGTGGGCCGCTGCTTTTGCGGGACGCATTGCCCGCGGCAGCGCCGGCGCCGCCGCCGCCTTTAGGTACCAGCATCTGAGCATAGTCCCTTTCCGCCAGATCTTTCAGATAGGCCTTCATGGGCAGGACACCGTTCTCGCTGTCGGCTACAAAACTGCCGTCGTCTTCGCGCCTGATGTCACTCTGGGTGGCGCGAAAGAAGAGCGTGCGGAGACCTTCGGTGTGAAACGGGATATCATTCAGGGCACCCCGAATGGCGGTCGCGCGCTCCGTATCGAGGCGGGACTTCCGTTCCGCGTCCTTATCCTCGTTGGCTTTTTTCTCGCGGGCTTCGACTTGCGACAGTTGGCGTTTCAGCGCCGCGAGTTCCGCATTGATTTCCGGTGCAATTTTCGGATTGGGCGGCGGATCCACCACCGGGGCGGCGGGGTCTGGCGGGGCGGCGGGGTCGGCGGATGCCGGCGCGGCCGGCGTGACGGATTTACTCAACGCTGCGAATTTCTTGTCCAGGGCGTTGATGCCTTTGTTGAACTCGCCCAAAATTCGGGCGGTGAAAGCCTCCGGGTCGAAGGGCGGTGGAGGCGTGGGGTTGGGGTTGGTGGGGTCCACGACGGGATCCCCGAGTTTTACGGCCATAAATGTTTTGCTTCCTTCCCGCGATTGAAGTGCGCGGCCACGTAACCCGTGCTTCGATAGCCCCACGGCGGGCCTGTTGCTAATTCAATTTGAACTGCGGAACTTCGACCAGCTTCCGTCCCTGCGCGATGCGGCTGGCGTGTTGCGGACACAGATGCCGGTCGATGCCGATGGCCCACCCGGCTTCGATGGCGCCTTTCACAAAGGGCATCACGGCCGCGTTGCGCTCCTCTTCGGATAGCCCCGCCGGCAACACGGCTGTGGCGAAGCACCCGCAGTGGCGGTCATCGCAGAGCAGCAGTAGGTTCGGTTGCGGAACGAAGTCGGCGACGATACGGAACATTAGCAGTCCTCGATCCGGGCCCCGATGTACCCGGATTCTTCCAACTTGGCCAGCAGCCGCAGCTCGCGGGCCAGTTTCACGGACTGCTTTTCCAGGCACTCGATGGCGTGTTCGTAGAGGTCCGGAGTATAGTCGGCCTGCTCTTCCCATGCCGCGCTGCGGTAATCCGTGAAGGTGGTGAGCGCCTTGTCGACCAGCCCCTGCTCGGCCTTCAATATCCCGGCGATGGTTCCGGATCCCATGGCGGGAGCGCTACTTTTGTCTGGCTGGAAGGAGATCGGCACTTCAATGTAGAGCAGCCGGTCCAGGAAGATCATGGACTGGCACTCGGCCTTCTCGTGCCAGCCGTGGATATGCCGCGCCAGCCATTTGACGCCGAGGGCCTTCACCCAGCGGGCGTCCATCTGGAATTGGTCGGCCAGGCTGGCCAGGATCTGGGCACTTGCCTGTAGATTGGTAATTGTCTGTTTGGATGCGTCCATGGTTTTCAGAACCTCAATTACTTAAAGCGGTGAAAGGCTTCGCGGATGGATGGCTGTGACGGTGCGGGCTCGTGATGCGCCGCCGGCCCAACCGTCGCCGTAGGACGGCGCTGGGCCGGCTCTGGGGCCAACTGTCCACATGAAGTCCAAGGCAATTCTGACGCGCTATTGACAAAACACGCGAAAGCATGCGTAATGGAGTTATGAATTCTGTGCAGGCGACACAACTCAGCGAGCGGCAAGTCGAAGAAGAATACGGCATCAACTCGCGTACTCTACAGGGGTGGCGAACCCGCAAGAAGGGGCCGCCGTACTTGAAAGTCGGCGGGACTTTGGTACGCTACAACCGCATCGAATTGGAGGCGTGGATAGAGTCGAGCCCGCATTATCTTTCAGTGCCCGGCGAACTGGCGAGCCGGGATGCCTAAAATACGCCGGTGGCGTGAACGTAGAACAGTCAAACCACTTCCGGGTCCTATCCTCAAGGGGACCATGCATCTGTTGCTGGAAGTGTTTGACGTATGTCCGGAAAGCGGCTATGTGCCGCACGTCAATCCGAACATTGCGCGCAGGTATGAAGCCCTTAGCGAGGAAGCCTTGTCAACACTGTTGTCCCAATTCCCAGACGTCCTGCTGCACAGTGATTGGGAAAGTGACGATGGAGGCCAGGCCGTGGTGATGATGGTAATGGCCCTTCGCCAAATTACCCATGGCGTTATCCAGGCAACCGATCATGAATTGGACATTTGGGCCAGGAACCTAACCGTCATGATGCCCCAGGAAGGTCTTCGCCGACTTCACTATGTGGAGATTGATGACTTTCCGGGGCCTACGTCTGGGCTCTGGCGCGAAGATTTGAGCTTCCATCAACGCATGGGCTGGGCGGCCCCAACACTGGAATCCACTCTGGCTGAAGTAAAACGGCGTGGTCTGGACTTCCCTGTTTGACAATGGATGACGACTTTACGGACGCCCTGCAATGTTTCGATAGAGGCCGTGTCCCGGACACGGAGAATCACTTCGGGGTCTCCATCGGATGAATGCGAAAGCTGCTGTTGTAAGCCGTTTTGAATTGCGTCGAGTACTGCTTCGTGACACGGCAAGTCGCCAGTCAGAACGACATGTATGGTTCTCGTTTTGTCGTGACAGTATACGCCCTCAGCGAGTTTGTGCATGCCCTTGAACGACGGCGTCAGTCGTGTGAGTTCTTTCATAATGATTCTCCGGACAGCGCCTCAACCCCCGTCGGGCGGACGCTGATATCGACTGCCTTGTCCGAGTGTGACCAGGAAGCGCATCAGGCGGTCAATAGAAAACTGGGTCAGGCGGCCGCGTTTCAGCGCGCTCACTTTCGGCTGGTTGATGCCGAGCAGTTTCGCCGCCTCTACCTGGGTAAGTCCCCGCTGTTCAATGATCTTGTTGATGTGGCGCACGAGGTCCGACTTTGCCAGCATTTCGCCAGCATTAGCGAAGCCAATGTCAGCAAAGACATTCCCGCTCCCAGCGATACTTTTAGCCATTCTCCCTTTCATCCACTACGCCAAATGCTTCATGCTGCGGCGGAGCGCCCCACCCAGACGGCGGCCCTTCGCCGTGAAGTCGATGCCAGCCATTCGGCGTGCTCTAGCTCATCGGCCCGGAATTCAAGCACCTCAACCTCCGTCGATAATCGGTGCGTTCCGTCAGCGATTCGCATAGCGGCATTCCAGAAAACGCATTTGAAGGACTGACCCCCCACCATTCCCATGCGCTTGTTTTCGATGGAGGTGATGGTGCATTCCGTGAAACCCGGGAAGTCCGCACGGAGTTCCGATTCTAAGCGTTTCACTTCCGCCCAATACGGGGGGCATCCGGTGCCCTCCGGTATCACCCAATAAGGGTAGCATTCGGTTCCCTTCGGTTTCAGCTTCCCAATGAGAGGCAGCGCTCCCAGGAGAGGCAACAGGGCAAAAAGTTGGCGGCGATTCATCATGGTTCAATCTTAGCTCCCCCAGAGCCGCTTCAGCGGGCCGTCTTCGGCCCGACGGTTAAAGCGGCGGCGCCGAGCAAGCGCCCCGCGCGCTGAGGCCAAGGCCCGATAGCTTTAAGCGTTAACGTTCGTTCTCCAGCGGATCCGGTCCACCTTGCCGCCCAGCGTGTCCGTTCGCAGATCCTTCCGTTCCGTGGGGACGGCGAGGATCATGGCCGACACGATGCCGCCGAATACGTTGACCGGGTTGTTACGAAAATTGTTCGGGTTATAGAGCGGGATGTGGTGCTGATACAGCCGGTAATTGTGCTCCGTGAGCCAGAGGCCCAAGGCTTGCGTCGATCCCTCGCGGTCGTTCTCCACGTAGATGAGCGGCCGGCAGCGCGCGATGGTCTGCTCCGCGCCTTTGAGGACGTCCAGCTCGTGACCTTCGCAGTCAGCCTTGAGGAAGTCCAGACATTGCAGTTGGAAACAATCGAGCGTATTCTGCATGACGGTGGGGCTCAACGGGTCGGTTGGCTGTTCTATAACGGCGCACCCGCCGGGGTTCCGTGCGTCGAATCCCTGCATCCGGATCTCGCGGCAACTGGCACCGAGAGCGGAGCGGAAACTATAGACGCCGGGGCGCCCCGCATTCTCACACAATATCTGGAAGACACCGAGTTGTGGCTCAAACGCGAAGACGCAACCGGTGGGGGCCACGATCTGCGCCAGCACCACGGTATGCGCGCCGATGTTGGCTCCGGCTTCCACGACCACATCGCCCGGCTTCAGCAGGCGGCGGAAGAGGCCGGCTTCACCTTCAGACCATTCCCCATAAAGGTCCAACGATCGGCCGAGCCATTGGTCTGTGGGGTAGAACGTCATCGGACCGTAGCGGCACTGGCGGGTGATGGTAGTTGCTCTTATAGGCTCGACACCAGTGTTCGTTTGCAGCGTCTGTACAGCGTCGGACAAGTCCCTCTTCACCCGCTCGATCACGGCCTGCCAATCGTTTGTCTCCTCCTGCCGGTAGAGCCGCATGGAGGGATACCATGGGGTCCGCGTCCCTTCCGCGCCCCACCGCCAGTCGCTCAACGTCGAAAGCAGCACCCACACCGGCTTGCCCAGCGCGCCCGCCAAGTGCGCCATACCGGTATCGACCGAAATCACGAGGTCCAGATGGGCCATCTCGTCGGCTACGTCTGCCCAATCGTGGCAAAGGTCCCGCAGGTTATGCAGGCCCGATTCCGTGTCCTTCATCTGAAGCGACACGAATTCGACGCCCGGAACCTCGAGCAGGGGCTTCAGGTGTTCGAAGGCCATGGAGCGGAACTCATCGCGCGCGTGCTTCGGGTTGCCCTTCCAGGAAAGACCCACGCGAAAGCTCGATGTCCGGGTGACCGCACGACCGAGATATGGCCCTGCGGTTTCGAGAATCCGAGCCGTACCCAGTTTCAGCGGCAAGCTGCTCATGCCCACCCAGCAATCCAGTTGCACGGTATGCGCCTCGGCATCCGAGGTCACAATTCGAGCCCAGGGAAACGCGCGGGCGAACAATCGCGCCAACTCCGGATAGCCGTAGACGATTACGTTGGCGCCCAGGTCATGCAGCAGCGGCAAATAGCGCGAGAACATGATCTCGTCGCCGAGCCCCTGCTCCCGGACCACCATGATGGTCTTGCCAGCGAGCGGCTCGCCATCCCACTCCGGGTATTCATCCATCGGGGCAACCAGGCTGATGCGGCTGGGCCGGTGCTCGTAGTCCTTCCACCCCTGCGCATAATCGCCTAGTTTCAACTTCAGGCAGGCGCGGGCGAAGAGCAGATCGTGGTTGCCGGGTTCGATCTGGAGCCCATCGCAGAGAGCCCAGCCGGCGCTTTCCACCAGGCCCTGTTGCTCGTAGATCGAATAGAGCTCGAGGTAGGCCGAGACGCACATCGGGTCGGCCATCAGGGCCTGCCCACACCAGTTGTTCGCCTGAGCAAAGTCTCTCAGGTGGTCGCACGCCAACGCCAGATTGATACACGGCAAGGGGTCCTTGCTATCCAGACTGGCCGCCTGGATGAAGCACTCACGCGCGCGTGTCCACTCTTTGGCTGCCATATGGCAGCGGCCGAGGCCGTTCCAGGCTTTGGCGTTGGCTTGGTCCAACTCCAGCGCCCATTCGTAGACCCGCCGGGTGATTTCCGACTCCTTGGGCTTGGCACCGGCCAGCTCGGCGAGGAAAGCGGCGAGTTCGGTGGCGCACGTCATTTATGCCGCCGCCTTTGTCGTCACGTTCCGCGCGGCGCCGCACCGGGCGCACACGTCCTCCAGCCAATCGTGCCGCATCCAAGGTGCCCGACACCGCGGAGCCTTACGCGCGCGGCTCGCCTTTGAAGGCGAGGAGGTAACGGCGGCAAGCGTGCCGCGGAAGCTGCCGTCCGGAGCAACCCGGTACACGCGCTCCCGGTCCATTTCGATCACGTCGCCCGGCTTGCCGCGGTACAGCGTGCCACGCCCGCGCTCCGCGCTCCGGCGAACCGCCGCTTTGCTGGTCCCCCGAGCAAAGGTCCTCTCTGCCGCCAACTTCTGTAATCCCGTCATCATATGAGTTTCTCCGTGAATCCCCCGTGCAGCGCCAGCAAGTCGTTTTCGACTTTCTGCGCGATCGCCGCCACCGCTGGTGCCATGTACATCTTCAGTAGATCCGGTACCGCCAGCACCTTGGTCACATCCGAAATCTGGAACGTCGCTTCCGCATGAACTCCCGTTTCTTCCGCCATCGAAGTCCCCCTTACCAATTTCTCCAACACCAGCCGAGCCAATACGCCGTGAAGCGGCGCCGGCCATGCCAGTTGAATTGCGGCACTAACTGGAAGCCCGTGATCGCGCGCACCGAATGATGCGGGCGCGGCAACCGGAACGCGAACTTACGCCACTGCCCCCACTTCATTTTTCGCCTGCTGTCGCGTGGCCAGCCGGTTGAAGCTCTGCGCAAAGGCCTGCTGCTGTTGAGCTACCTGCTGATCCTTCCCTTGCTGCTCGCGTTCCGCCGTGGTAGGCGATGCGTCGATTTCGTCGAAGATCGTTTGCTTGATGTCTTCGTTGCGGTCTTCGAGATAGTCCGCCGCCACTCGCTTCATACAGGCTTTTTCCAGCGTCTTGCTGGCTTCGAAGATGCCAAGATCCAGCATCTCCTGGGCAGTCCCAATGGATTCGGTCACCGGCTCCGTGGTGAAGGTGAAACCAGAAACGTCCAGAGTGGTTGTCTCGTCGTCTCCCCCGCGGGCGACTACCACGTCGGCGAATACGTCCTGCATGACGTTGATGATGCGGTCGCCGAAGCCGTTGAGAATTTCGTTGGCCGGCATCATGTCTATCTCTTTCGAATAGCCGGAGGCTCCCGACGCCGAAGCGCTCGAAGATCGTCCCTGCGCCTGAAGGTAGAAACTTCGGTAGATTTCCTCGCGCAAGGTATCGAGGCGGGCCTGCGAAAGCGCGTAACTGGCCGCCGGCGGCGCCGCCCATTCGAACTTGTCGTTCGGGCCGAACATCAGGTAGCCCACTTGCGAGATGGTCATCGGCCCGGGATCGCGGTCGCTGAACACAATCGGCATGGGGATGTTGCCCATGAACAAGCCCCAGGCCAGCGAATTGTCCTGGTTCAGGTGATCGACCAATTGCAGGAAGCTGCGATTGCCCAGCCACAATTCCTCAGGCAACACGATACGGCGGATGGGCACCCGATTGACCGCGGCCAGGGCGTGCGTTCCCTCATCTTCCAACTCGGCAAAGGCGCTTTCCTGCTGGATGTTTTTCCCGTTGGAATCGATCAGTTGAATGGTCTGACCGTCCGTGAATCCGTCCTGGTTCTTGCCCTGGATCGCCTTCTCGGTGCCGTCCCACTTGTAGACCTGGTATTTCTGCCGGTCGAAGTAATACCAGCGGATCACGGTCCCCGATGCTTCGAGAAACGTGCGCTGGTCCTCGATGGCTTTGATGACCACCCATTCCAGGTTGCCGGCTTCGTCCGTCGCCCAATTCAGCACGTCCTGCGGGGCGTACTGCACCACGTAGGGCTTGTCGAGGCCCATCTGCTGTTCATCGGCGCGGCTCTGCGGCTCCGCCAGGGCTTTCGGGCGGTCCGTCAGTATCCAGGCTCGGCCATAGAGCGCCAAGTTGCGGAACGTCGCCCGGTGAAAATCGCTGTAGGAGCTCGCGGCGCGGTCGCAATTGCCAAGGAACTCCTTGTACCAGGGATCGGCGCCATCCGGCTTGATGTTGATCTGTGGATTCCTGCGCCAGAGCTGCGAGGTATACCAGCCCAAGACGGTGCCCAGGATGTTCTGGTAGGTCAACCGGCGGATTCTTTCTGCGTATACATCAACGAGCTCCTTCGGCGCCCTCACCAGGAACTGCTCGGCCGCCTGCTTGAGCCGGATTCCCCCGGAGGCGAGAAGCTCGAACATCTCCCAGGCCTCAGAGTAAAGCACATGCTCAGGGGAGCGGCGGTTGAGTTTGGCAACGGGGACTTGGGGCATTCAGGGAGCCTTAATTTGAAACGAGCGTAACTTTCACTTTTTGGCCCGAGGTGCCATGGACCCAGAAGACCGCGGGATCCACCAGGTATGCGCCGGACACCGGATCGTTGAAGCGGTCCAACGGCACGCCGGTCACTGGGGCCGCGAGCTCCTGGATACTGACGCCCGTTCCATTGTTGGAAACATTGGCGAGTCCGACGTAGGCCGCGGCGCCGTTGCCGCGCAAGGGCTCGATCAGGACGCGCCGCGCCAGGGCATGTGCCGGCCAGTCGGTGACGCCGTTGGTGGGATCCGTCAATTGGATAGCGGTGGAACCGAAGGTAATCAAGGCTGAAAAGATCATAAAACTCCTTTGCGCGAGAAACCGCTGGCTTCAGCCGCGCGGTTGCTTATGCCCCATACCCCACAAACGGGACCGCAGGGGCTGCCGGCGGGACCACATCATCTCCGCGGCCTTCCAGATACGCGATAATCTCGTTTTCCATGTCCGGCTTGTTGCCCACGAACTGCCAGAGGCCCTGCGGATCCTTCACCAGGTCGGTTGACGCATCGAAGGCGTACTTGGTCAAAATCTGCCACCGCGTGCTGTAGCCGCGCTGGTTGATCGGCCCGTGATAGTAGTGGATCGCGTGATTGTCCACCACCCCGATGCGCCCGTGCAGCAGCGCGGCGCGTGCCGCCCATTGCTCGAGCGCCCGGCAGTATCCGGGGCTAACCATTTGCTTGCGCAGGTACGGATCCGTCAGCCCCAACAGGGCGAAAATCATGTGCCAGTCGGCGCTGCCCACGGGCTCGGTGTCCAGTAGGCCGCCCAGCGTCTGGTAGGCTGAACGCGTCATTGCCCATGCTCCGCCGGTGGCGCCCAGCCATCCGGTCCCCTCTGCATCGGGGCGCTTGCCCTGCCGCCAGGCTCCCATGAAACTGGGCATCGTGCTTTCGTGCCGGAACCCGGACTGCAAGGCGCTGTAGCTCGTGAACAACTGCACTACCGGATAACGCTGCATCAGGTGGATGGCCTCGTAGGGCCAGTCCGGCCGCGTCATCTGCATATCGGCGTCGATGAAGGCCAAGTACTGGCACTCCGGGCCCATGCGCTGCACGGCGATATTTTGCAGGTTCTCCTTGTACCACATGTCCTGATTGGTGCGCAGTTGGATATGCAGCGGGTTGCCGGCTTCGGTCAGTTCGAACGCCCGTCTGCCATAGGCCAGTTCCACGGTGTGGAGGACAACGCCCGACGCCGCCATGTGCTCCGCGAAACAGCGGTAGTGCATGTAGCGGCTACGGAAACGGTCCGGGTTGAATACGGCTGCGACCACGTGCAGACGGTCTTCGATTGGTTTTACGTGAGGGGAAACGTGCGAGCAGTTCATTTCTTTTTGATTCTGTTTTGGGGCTTTTGAAGCTGCTGTCCCGTCGCCGGATGTTCTTTGTCGAACCCAGTCAGCATCCCGTTGTCTGCCAGCACCTGATACATGCCAAAGGAAAGCGCGGTAACGATTTCTTCTTCGAGCTTGTCATCCTTCAATCGTTTCGATAGCCCGGTCTGCCATGCGACCGCGTGCATGATCTCGTGCAGAAGACACTGTTTTTTCTTCTGGTCCGTGGTGTTGGGGTCGATGTAAATCGTCTGGGTCGCGTAGTGACAAGACCCGAAGACGCTGCCCTCTCTGGACACAGCGTCCGACTCCACCACCTTCCACTCGAACCCGTTGATCTTGAGCGTCGCCGGCAGTTTCATAGTGAGTTCCGTCGTTCTTTGATCTGTCGCACAATTTCGCCGGCCATCGCTTCGTCGTCTGCCCACTGCTCTGCGCCAGGGGAACGCCGCAGTGCCGCTAACGCGCTCCGCAGCCATTCGAATGCCTGCCTCACGTTCGATTGAAGGCCGGCCGGGCCATCGGACGCCAACAACGCCGCAATCTCGCCCACGCCGGCCTTGCCGTATTTCTCCTTGGCAGCTTCGACCTGGATTTGGGCGGCTCGCTCTGCAAGCAGGCGGCGCACGTTAGGTCCGAGGGGAGTTTTCGTGGTCATAACGGGTGTGGTTGGCTGCCCTATCGTGTGGTTATGTGTTGGGCGGCATCACACCGCCCTGTCAGATTCAGCTCCGCTAGCGTTCTTACAGCTCAGATGCGGCGCCCATCAAGGCGCTCGCCACTGCCCGCGCCTGCGCCTTCGTCATGAGCACTATCGTCTCGATGAAATGCCGGTCTTCCATCGTGTCGCTCTCTGCCGGCTGCGCAATCCGAATGGCCGTCTTCTTCGACTCTTCGTGCTTCCCGCCCACTCCATGCGCTGGGTTATAAATCTCCAGCATCATTTCTTGCGCGTCTCCGGTACCCTGCAAAAACCTAAATGTGACGTTCATCGTTTTGCTCCTTGTACGTGGCCTTTCGGTCGCCACGAAACCGTGTTTTGAAAGTGCTATCCCGTGATCCCGTTAGATCAGCCGTTCCGGCCTCGCCCCGCCCGGCTGCCGTAGGCCCATCTCGCTTTCGATCAGATACCCGAGCGCGTCGGACACGTGCGTCAACTGCGGATCCGAGGTCTGATCGAGCGATCCGGTACCCGGCTTGAACGTCACCCGCTCCAAGTCGCGCACCAGGTTCTTGCATCGCGGATCCACGAACACGCGGCGCTGCTGCTGGGAATTACAGAGCCCGGCATTCACCGCGGCGACGCGATCGCGCACCGATGGATTCGAGGACTTGTACTTGAAACTGACCTGGTATTCTCGCCGGTTGGCGAAGAACTGCCGGATCACCGCCCAATCGCTGTTGGCGCCGGCGCCCACCGCCCGCTGTCTCGCACTACCCGAGGCGTCACCGTAGACGTAGACCTGGAGAGGAGTTCCGTGGTGAAAGAGCTTCGTGTGCTCCACAAACTCTTCGCAGGCTTCCGGGGTATTCGAATCCGGCAGAAACAATTCGTCGATCACGTGCACCGCCAGGCGTCTGCGGCCCATCAGGACATCGCTGCGATCCGACTGGTCTTCGATCTGAGCGATTATCGAGCACATGGGGTTGATGTTGAAATCCAGAGACCAGTAAAGCGGGCTGCGCGGTTCGTATTCCAATTCGCGGACGTTCTGCCGGCGGTCGAAGGCGTAGTAGGCGGCTCCGCTGTTGAGCGAGAGGTACTCGCCCATCACCTCTTGCCGGTAGAGCCGTTCGTCGTAACCCGCTTGCAGGGCTTCGTACATCCCGGTCTCGGCCACGTACTTGTTCTCGCGCGGAGAAGCCAGGGTGGCTTTGTAGCCCGGCTTCGGATCCGCGATGAAGGTCTCGTAGACCCAATCGAAGCCCTTGGGCGTCCATGCGGCGAATCCGCATCTCCGGTTGGCCGCAGGATGCCGCAACCTGCCTTGTAACCGGCTCCAGGCGGCCGGCGGGCAGTAGGTCAGTTCATCCAGTCCGAACCATGCCAGGTTCGTGCCGCGCAACCGTTCGAAGTTGTCCAGGCTGCGAAACAGAATCTCGGAGCCATAGAAGGGCGGGTCCGGCAGCGTCAGGATGCTTTCGGTAACCCCAAAGTCGAAACGGATATCCTCGGAGTCCAGAATCTCGTAGACCGTCCGCAGGGTGGCATCGCGCAGCATCGGGTACGTCGGGGCTCCTATGAGCCCGGGCAACCCAGGATTCATCGCCGCCAGAAAGAGCGCCTCGTAAATCAGCGCATACGATTTTCCGCTGCCAATCGGCCCAGAGTAGCCCTTGTAGAGCGTGCTCAGGTCGGCGTGGAATCTTCGTTGACTGGGGAGAGGCTCATATCGCCAGCCGGTTTCAACTGCTTCAGCAACCATTCGGGTAGGACTGCCTTATGCGCGATTGCTCCGGAGTGATCGACGGCCCACTGGTCGCGCTGTCCCAGGAGCTGCTTGCCCAGCCAGATCTGGGCCGTGACGTTGCCGGCGTTGGCCGATTTCCACTGAAGGCGCCGCAACGTCGCGCGGCCGCGGGCCTTACCCCGCTCGATCGATTCCAGAAACTTCGGGTCTTTCTGCCGGCGCATCAGGGTGCGCTTAGAGATGCGCAGCTCGGCGGCGATCTCTTCCACCGTGCAGCCCATGGCCGCCATCAGCTCCACCTTCTCGATGTCTACGGCGACAGGGGGGCGGCCGGTAGGGTTCTTGGAAGGAGGCATGGTTTAGGTTGAGAAGGCTTCGTGGTTGCGTGGCTTCTGCCAGGCGGCTCGTGCTCCGCCGCCGACGCTACCGTCATCGGGCAAAAGCGGCCCGATGCAGCATCGGCTCTGGGATAACGGCTAACCTATTGACTGCCTAGGCGGTAAAGTCCTTGTTTTCCTTACCTTGGCGTCCTATAGTTGTTTTGTAAGCAGGGTTCAGAAGCGGCCACTAACCGCCGCTGAACCCTTAAATCGAACACTGGAGACACCCAATGTCCAACCTAACGAATAGTATCACCCGCGGTAACCAGCACCTGACGAACGACCAACTGATGCGCACGGCGCCTTCCGTGTTCGCAACCCAGCCATGGGACCGGATGAGCGCGAAATACGCCTTCATCCCCACCATCCAAGTGGTGGAGAAAATGCGCAGCGAGGGCTTCGTCCCGGTCGCCGCATCTCAATCCCGCACCCGTATCGAGGGCAAGCAGGATTTCACCAAGCACATGATCCGCTTCCGCGACGTGCGCAACGGCGACGCCCCGGCCATCCGGACGCTGGGCTCGATCTACCCCGAGCTGGTTCTGACGAATTCCCACGACGGCGCGTCCGCTTACAAACTCGACGCGGGTCTGTTTCGCCTGGTCTGCCTCAACGGCATGGTTGTCAGCGACGGGACCGTGTCGCAGATCAACGTCCGCCACTCGGGATCGGTAGACGGCATCATCGACGCGCCGTACTCGATAGTCGAGGAGTTCCCGAAGATGCTCGAATCGGTCGAGAAGTTTTCCCAGCTCCGCCTGAACGAAGGCCAGCGCGCCGCGTTTGCCACGGCTGCCCTTGAACTTCGCTACGATGCCGGCGAATCGCCCATCACACCCGCGCAGGTGATGCGCCCGCGCCGGCTCGAAGACAACGACCCGACACTTCTGGAACACGTTCAACGTCGCCCAAGAGAACCTGGTCGGCGGAGGCCTGCGCGGCCGTAACAGCGAGACTCAGCGCCGCATGCACACCCGCCCGGTCGCCGGGATCAGCGAGAACACCCGCCTGAACAAGGCGCTTTGGACCCTCACCGAGGAGATGCGCAAGCTCGTTGCGTAGGGATGGCGGGGGGGCTTTGACCCCCCTCCCCATTTTCACTGGAGAGATCAATCCCAATGCAAACCAAAACAGAAGCGCCGCCGATCCCCGCTGCGGCTGACACCGAGCGCGCCGCCCGTCTGGACGCGGAGCGCGTCACATGGGAATTCCGCGCACCTTCCGCGCGCCGGCTGGATGCCGGGCGCCAACCCATTAACGAAAGCCCGCTCTTTGGTGGAGCGGCACAAGAGGAGATGTTCTGATGAACGAATTCTACGAAACCCGGAACCACCGAACGGCGGAAAGCCGCATCTATTCCAGCCTCGGCCATGCGATTATCGCCTGCCTGGCGTTCCGCTCCAAGCGCGTGGCGTACTCGGACTGCTGGTCCGTGTCCCGCGTTTCGGACGGCGCCACTTGGCATCAGCTCGTGTGGGATGGCCAGCAGTGGGTTCCCTGCGAAGGCTTCGGCCGTCGCGTCTACACCCCGTCGGGTGACGCAATCCGCCTGGAGCGCGCAGCCAAGCGCGCTCTGGAACTGGCGGAGGTGGCGTAGCCATGACATCCCCTATCCCTATCACCATCGGCAGTATGAACAATTGGAAGCCGGGCGACCGCGTGTACTACGTGGCGCTGCCGGAACTCACTGGCACCGTGCGCACGGTAGACGGCGCGCACGGACAAGATGTATCGGTTCAATGGGATCAACCGGGGTGGGGCATCACGCGCGAGGCGTCGGCTTTGCTCGAATGGTACACCCTGCCGGAGGCCGCATGACGCCCCTCGTTGAGAAGTACAAGCCCGCGACGATTGACGCCTTCGCCGGCCTGGATCGCCCGCGCGCCATCCTGGGCCACCTGGCCACGAACCCTTACGCCTCGGCCTGGCTGCTGCTCGGCCCGTCCGGCCTGGGTAAAACCACCATGGCCCTGGCGCTCGCCCAACAAATCGGCGGGGAGGTCCATCATATCCCTTCCCGGCAATGCGACCTGGAAACCGTGGAGCGTATCACGGCGAGTTGCCACTATGCGCCGATGTTCGGCCAGTCGCCGTGGCACGTCATTCTGTGCGACGAGGCCGATCAGATGAGCCGGCCCGCGGAGCTCGCGTTCCTGTCCAAGCTCGATACCACCGCGGCACCGCCCAACACCATCTTCCTGTTCACCGCGAACGCCACGAATCTGCTGGAGGATCGCTTCCTGAGCCGCTGCCGTGTGGTGAAGTTCAGTCATGAGGGGCTACTCGGGCCGGCCTGCGCGCTACTGGCAACCATCTGGCAAACCGAAGCGCCGGACGTTCGCGCGCCGGACTTCGCCGGGATCGTGAAGGCGGCCGAATACAACATCCGCCAGGCGATTATGAACCTGGAACTCGAATTGATAGCGCCCACTCGCGCTACGGTGACGCCAGTTGCATCCGAACGCGTCAAGCGATGCGAACCTATCGACATCGACACCCGGACGCGGGCTATCGCATTGCGACGGCAGCACGTGCCCCTGGCCGCCATCGCTCGCCAATTGAACGCCCCGCAGTCTTCCGTGTGGCGTTGGACGCGGGAGGCCTCTCGTGTTGCTGTTTGAAGGGGCTCCATTGCTTCCCATTTTCGGCATGCTGCTATTCGTCAAGCAGCGCTTCGTCGATCAGATCCAGGCCGGCACGAAGACCTGGGAAATTCGCTACGGTGCTCGGTATCGCAACGTCCGCCCCGGCGATTCGCTCTCTATCAACGGGCGATTGCGACTCAACGTGGAGCGCGTGGACGTTCACGCGCGCGCATCCTTGCTTGCGGCCGGCCTGGTGTCCGCAATCGATCTAGCCGACTGCTACGGCGCCGCCGAGGGGCCGTTCTACGTGTTCCACTTCACGCCACCGACAGCCCGAACATAAGCGCTTCCCGTCTCTCCGCCGGCGGCCCGATGTACTCGAAGCCTGCCGTGAATCTACCGGATGCCGTGGTTTTCATTTTCACCGTGCTGGTTTTCCCTTGCGGCCCCACTCTGCTCATTTCACGATTGACTCGCCAGATTTGTGACTTCCGGCAATGCGCAACAACTGCGGGATGCGCAGCCGTCCGGAACACAGGCCGCCCCGTGGCCTTGAGAAGGCTGGATACGTAATCAGCGAGCGCAACCCCAATCCCTACGCCCTGGTAGTCCGGTAAACACACCAGCCGATGCAGACGCCATCCCGGCCGCACAGCGTGGGGGAACGGTAGGTAGGCGACAAACCCCACGGGCGAATCGTCGATGAATGCGGCGAAGCATTGAGCTACTGGCGAGAGATCCGTGTCTAGATAGTGATGGTGACGGAAAATGGCCCAAGCTTTTTTATGCACTCTGCGTATGGTGAGATTGATGCTTGGCCTTCGCTGAAGCTCCCTCCACTGGAACGTATCTGTCCCCGGTTCGAACACCCAATCCGGCTGAAGCCATTCGGCAATATCGTAATGGCACGAAACCGCGATAAACTGCGCGTCACGCTTGCGAACCGTTCGCGCGATGGCGCATGAGCCCAACTGCGCCACGCGCCGGTCCACCACGCTGCTGAATTCGTCTATCACAAAAAGGCCGCTGGCTTGCGCAATGGCCCGCGCGACGGTAACGCGAAATTGCTCTCCATTGGACAGCACGGAAAAGGGCCGAAGCCACGACGGCGGGTCACTGAATCCTACCGAGTTCAGAATCTCGACCACTTCTTTCACTGGCATCTGCGCGGGGAAATCGTCAACAATAGCCCGCTGCGGAGCCCACTGAAACCCGGGAATCATTTGCGCGCCAAACAGTTCCCGCGCGACGGTTGTCTTCCCGCTGCCCGATGCCCCGACAATAAGCCCGACGTTCCACTTTCGCTGCTCAATCGGCAGATGAACGGCCCATTTGACTTCGCTGTGTTGCGAGGGCGGGACGGCGAACAGCCCCTCCAGTTGCATCACGCGGCCGGAACGGTTTATCTCCGTTCGTCTTACGATATCAACGCACGGCATGAAACCCCTTCGTCAACAAGAATTTCGTATTTATCGGGAATCTTGCCGCCCTTCGGCGCATCCTCCGGGGCTTCCCAACCCTCGGCCGCGAACATCGTGCCCAATTCGTCCGAATCGAAACCCGTCAGTTTCAGATCCATGCCCAGAGCCTTGCTTTCGAACAATTCCAGCCCGAGCAGCTCGAAATCGAAACTGGTTTCCTCGTGCACCCGGTTGTCCATCAGCCGGTATGCCTTCACCTGCCCCGGCGTCAGGTCTGCCGCCACGTGCACCGGCACTTCGGCCATGCCCAGTTTCTTCGCGGCCATCAGGCGCGTGTGGCCCACGACGATCACGTCCTGGGCGTCGACCACGATGGGCTGCTGCCAGCCGAATTCCTTTAGGGATGCGGCGACCTTGTCGACCGCGGAGGCGGAGAGCTTGCGGGCGTTCCGCGCGTACGGGACGGGCCGGTCAATCGGCCACATCTCGATCTGCATGGCGCCGGGGAGCGCGGGAGGGGATGACTTCATAAGGTGGGGCTCTTTTTTAATGCAGTGCCAAAAGCCGGGGAAGGGCCGGCGGCCGGGAAACAGCGCCCGGTGGAATCAATGGGGCCGGTGAACTCAGCGGCGCCTTTCAGCCCGTTCATTCTGTTGGTTTTAGCTGCCATAGCCGTGTCTAAACCAATTGGTTGCGACACACCCGAAACCGGCTCCGCTGTCCTATTGTTTGCAACGCGCATATTGCCTTCTGAAAAGACGGTTTTGACACAGGCTCGCGCCTATGCCGCCACGGCCCGCCGGACGGTTGCGAAATTGACGCCCAACTCCGCGGCAATCTTCCGCCAGCTCATTCCCTGCTTGCGGAGCTCCTTGGCGCGGTCGCGCCGGAACACCTTCGCTGGCCGGCCGCAGTGCTTGCCCTGCCGCTTAGCCTCTGCCAGGCCGGCGTTCACCCGCTCCACGATGATGTTGCGCTCCAGTTCGGCCAGGAGCGCCAGGAGCCCGAGCATGAATTTGGCGAACGGGTTCTCATTGCCCGAGTCGACGCCTTCCGTGATCGAGATCAGCCGCACTCTCCAGGAGGAGAGTTGCAGGGTAGTCGAAACGAAGTCCTTCATCGACCGCGCAAAGCGATCAATGCGCCACACCAGCACCACATCCATCTTGCCGGCCTGTGCGTCCTTGAGCATCGACTCGAAGACGGGCCGCTTCTTGACGCTCGACGCCTTCTCAACGTACTCGACCGTTTCCCATTCCTGCCGGCCAGCATATTTGCGGAGATCGGTCAACTGCATTTCGCAGTGCTGATCTTTGGTCGACACCCGAGCGTAGATGGCCGCCTTCATTGTTCCCGCACTTCCGCAATGAGCTTTTCCAACGGCACGTTCACCGGCCGGGCGCCGCCGCGCGCGCTATGTGCCAGAAGGCCGGCGGTCTTGCGAGCGCACCGCGCGGCCGCGGCGTGGATATCCAACAGCATCGGATGGGCGTAATGCAAGAGACCCACGTCGGCCAGCAGTTCTGCGGTGCCGTTGAGGATGATGGTCAATTCGTCGTTGACGTCATGCGCCGCCGCGGCTGCTACCGAACAGGCTCTCTCAGCATGGGTTCTGCGCTCGACGTTGGACATCCGAGACATGGCAAACATAGAACTATTTCAACAAACGGAAAGGCGGAGTGCGCTCCCACCGCGTCGACGGGGTAGGAGCGCCCATAGAGGAAGACTCCGCTCTCTGCTGCAAAGATCGTTTTACTTCAGCAGGCGCCGCAATTGCTTCAACGCCTGCGCCCTGCTTTGACCAATCGATTCGACCGAACGCCCCATAGCGGCCGCCAGATCCTTGTAGGTCCGGTCTTCGAAATACAGACCTATCAGAACCCGGGTCCGCAATGGGCTTAATCTGCACATGGCCGATCTCAGCCGGTACCCCGCTTCGTTGCGAAGATATTGGGCCTCCGGCGACGGCTCGGGACTTGCGTGATTCCGTAGGACGCGCGTGGTTCGGAAGGCGATCCCCGTGGCATCCCCGGCTTTGATCGCGCGGCGATGCGACCGGGTGGCCGGGTCCTCGCGGCGCCACCAATCCGCGACCGCCCCCGCCGCACGATAGCCAAGGAAGGTATGCGATCTTGTACCTCGGCTCGGGTCGAATCGCGCCATCGCTACAAGCACGGCGAGCGCCGCTTCCTGCTCCGCATCTTCTCGTAGATAACCGGGCACCCGCCGTACAGCATAAGTGATCCTCTTCGTGATTTCCGCAGGGATCGATTCCACTTCTATTTCCGGGAGGTGCGCACTTTTTTTTGTTCGAGGGCTGCCAGCCGCAATTCCAGATTCTCTTTACTCACGTATTTGCCGTTCACCAGGCTAAAAAACTGAATCTGCGCGGCGGCCAGTGCCACGTGAAATTCATTGCGCAATGCTTCCAATTGGGTCTTGAGCCCGAAGCCGATGAGGGCCAGGATAATGGTCGTCAGAATGGCAAAAATCGCGGAGATATACGGAACAATGTTTGGCATGGCTATACTCCTTGTTCTTGTTGGATTTCTTTGGTACTCCGCGCAAAACTCAGCGGTTAAAGGGTTCGAGGTTTGGTGGCTTCAGGGTGCGCGCTCGTGATGCGCCGCCTGGCCCAACCGTCGCCGTGGGACGGCGCTGGCCCGGCTCTGAAGTCAGCTACCGGAGAGCCTTATTTGTTCTCGATGCGCTGTGCGATAGTGGCGGCAAAACCGCAGAGGCATGCCAGCCGCAAACCCAGGGCGGCGATTTTTTCTTCGATGGTGCTGAGTTCAGTTAGTTCGGGATCACCGGCTCTTGGCCCGAAGAGATTCGCGTGAATGGCGCACAGATGGCGTTCGAGTTCGCCGCTCCACTTCAATGCCTCATCGGTCCTGGTGGTGAGACTGGCTTCTTTGAGCGGAGCCCGTGGGCCTTCCGCTGCGATCCGCGTCACCTGGGCAGGGGCGCGATTCGTGTTTTGCTGGTTGGGTCGCATAAATCTGTTTTGACTTCAGAGCCGCTTCAGCGGCCGTAGGCCGACGGTTGAAGCGGCGGCGTGGAGCGAGCGCCTCGCACAAAAGGGCAGGACCCCGATAGCTTTAACCGGAGCGGAATTCAGGCCGTCTATTGGATCGCTCCATGCTTCATACACGCGATCTGAACCGACAGCGGAGGTTTCGAACTTCTCGCGCTTTACGGGACCATAGGCGCGAATGAAGCCGAGCGGGCGCCGCAACTCTCTGCCGTCGGGGCCAAGGATCATGCGACCTTCCGCTCAATCACTTGGATATCTTCAATTGCAACCCGAGTGCGAATTGACCGCTGGAACATCGTGACCGAAACCACCACAAGGGCCTCGCCTTTCATTTCGATTACGTACCCTTCGAGGCCGACAAGCGGCCCACACCTGATTCTGATTTGTTCGCCGGCAGCCACATACGGGCAGGCGGTGACATCCGCTGTTGCGAATAGGGTCATGGTGCGAATCGCGTCGACCTCGGAGGTTGGGATGATCACCGGAGAATGGGCGCATCCCAAAATTGAGATAACCTGGGGAATTCGAATGACCGGGGTGCGCTCGGCCAGGTCGAAATTGGCGAACACGTACCCAGGAAAGAATTTGCGGGTGATGTCACGGCGCTTATCGCGCGACTTCGCCATCACGTGAGGGAAGAAGCTGTCGATGCGGGCCTCGGAGAGCCGGTCGACGACCTGGCCTTCGGTGTTGGAAGCGACGTGCAAGGCATACCACGGCAGCATCGAGACACACTCCGCGCCCTTACTTACTTTTTGGGGCTGCTAAAACCGGTCTAACGCCGGGCTGTTTACGCCGCTACGGGCGTCTGTAGAAGGCCGCCGGAGACGTCGCGCGAGCCGGTACGCTCGCTGGTGACGAAGCCGGTCTGTTTGTCCGCGGGGATCTCCGCGTCGAGCAGCTTGAATGGAATCGTGAGTTTCGAGAGCAGGCCATCGAGACCCATGGCTTTGCGTAGCAGCGCAAGCGCTTTGGGCCTGTTGGTTATTTCGCGCCGGAATTCGCGCGCCGTGAGATCGAGATAGTAGAGGCGCCCGGTGAGCCGTATCGGCAGGTTGGCCGGGCGGGTCTCACACTGCTGCTGGAGTTTGGCTTTGAGCTTCGCCAGTTCGTCCCGCTCGGGCTTCTGCTCGCGCTCTCTGGCCAAGAGGTAGGCACACCGATCGATGTCGCAAGCGGAGGGGGAATCGATAGCCGGAGCAGTTTTGGTAGCCATCAAAATCCATGGTGCCCTGGATCCTTGGGCTTGCCAAGACTGAATTCCGTGCCAAATTAAACAAAAGCGGATATATTATAATCAGGTACTTAGGTATGTTTTGACCGTGACATGGTTTTTAATCGCACAGAACGCCTAGTCTGCCGCGCACTGACAAACGGTCACAGCGCTACGGAAATTGCCGAGGATTTGGAAATGGCGGTTTCGAGCGTCGGCCGGCACATGCGTAGTGCAATCCGCAAGGCGGCGTTGCACAGCCGATACGAACTCCTCGTGTTTTTGTTCCAATCGCCGGCCTCGCTGTCCAAGGGCGGCCGTTTCATGCCGGGGCTCCACAATTCAGCGACTTGCGCGTGCCCCTGCTGCTGCTATATGAGGGCCACAAGCCTGTCCCCGGATGTGCCAACCGCGCGAGAACTCGTAACTCAGTTGAGGGATCCGATGGACTGGAAAGATCTACCACCAGCGGCTCCCCCACCGTCCGCCTCTCCAGACTAACTCGTATTAGACTGAGGTAAGGAGAATCAACTTATGGGCAGACTTGCCTTAGAACTACCAACACAGACACCAACCTTCCTGGTTGAGCGCTTCGAAAACGGATATTACCGCATTGGCGGGGTATCCCTCCAGCAGATCCAGATCAACCTCAACGAGATGATGCAGACCGCGAGTGCCGCGCCCTCCGTGACGGGTGCGCCGCTGCCGGCTCTGAGACGCCAGCGACGCAAAACAATCACCGCAACTTTCACGCCCGCGCGCAAGCCACGCACGTTGAGCGCCGCCGGCAGGAAGAGGATCGCCGCTGCGCAAAAGGCGCGCTGGGCGAAGAAACGGGAAGCAGAAGCAATCGCAGGCGAGACTGCGCCGGTACCGACAGCGCAGAAACGGCACCGCGCCAAGCGGCAGCCGAAGACGATGACGGCCGCCGGATAACAAAACAAAAAACGGCGCCGTCCCGGACGAGGCGGCGCCATAAGCCTGTTCAGCCAAAGGAGTGTTCTACGATTCCAAGGTTACCACCCCGGCCCCGTCACGCGCCCGCGTCGGTGCTACCTGCTGCATCTCGTAGTCACAGTAGTAATCGTACGGCGGCCGGTAGTCCGGGTCATCCTCCATCGCCTCCTGGACGTCATCCGGCGGGTCTTTGGGCACCTCGATGGCGCGGTGCGTCACCTGGCCGGCGTAGGTGATGTGCATATCGGTAACACTGGCTGACCACCCGTCGCAGTCTAAATAGGCTTCAATGACCTCGGCAGCAGCTTCCAACGCGGACTCCAGGGTCGGACAATCGACGTTGTCTCCCGCCGGATCTACAACAGTCCACGTATCGCTCATCGCAGGACCTCCGCCACCGCACACCGAATGCAGTGTCGCGTCTCCGGTACCGCCTTTAACCGATTCTCCCTGATCGCCTTGCCACATTCGATGCACTCGCCGTACGTCCCGTTATTTAGCCGCGCCAGAGCTTCCTCGACCATCGCCAGGCCCACTCCGGCGCACTCAATCTCTTTAGCGGTGTTATCTCGCGCGTAGAGGTTAACCGCGCTCTCCTGCGATTCTGCCGTTCGTTCTACTTCGATGTGACCGCGCAAGTGGGCTAAGTGATTGAGCGCCTCGCCGCGCTTGGCTTCGAGACGGGATCGGGGGCTCGTATTATCTGGCATCGGATTCTCCTCGGGCTTTTGCCATCGCCGGTGCGAAAGCAAATACGTGATGGGTCTTGCCCTCTTCGTCAATGACGGGTTGAGGGTTGAGCCGAAAGAGGCCGCCTCCGGCATAGTTGCAGGGGCCGGTGCCTTCTCCGAACGCCTGACGGCCGCCGGTCCACCGCCCGACGCATGAGAAGGCAGCTTCTCCTTCGGTGGCACCAGCGGCTTTCCAGTCGGACACCGAAGCAACGTGGTGGCAGACCGGACAGGCGAAGCGCCAGTTCAGCGGATCTGGGCCGAAGCGCCTTATGGCTTCGGTCCGCCATTCGACTACGGTCATCGGATCAAGCGGCATCGGATTCTCCTCGTGCTTTCTTCGCGGCGGCCCGCAGCATGTCCCAGTCCGGAGGGGCACCATCGCCATCCACCATGTTGAGCGCAGCCATGACGGCGGCGTACAGATCCTGAGCCGCAACAATGAGGTGGGCGTCAGCCGGGTTGACGATGCCGCCTTCCGGGTAGTTGTAGTCCCGGTCGCAGGAGACTTCCACTACGTCAATTTCATCGGTCTCGCCATGAGTTCCGCTCGGGTAGGAGTATGGTATCTTGCCACCCGCCGCTATCCCGTAGTGAGTCGGCGCATCGAGCGCATCCCGATGCTCGGTGATGCGCCACGGTCCAGGTGTCCACTTCGGTGTCCTATTTGGCATCAGTTTGTTCTCCTTGAATCGGTTCGTACCGGAACATGATGGTGTCGTAGGTGGCCTCAAGGTGAATTGGCTTTCCTGTCGTATTCAACCAGGAAGCGATTTTCAGATTGAGCATATTATCCGAATCGAGCAAGATGTTGATCTGCTTATCGTAGGGCAACCTGGTTTTCGGCTCCTTCTCCACCACGGCATCCTGCAGGTAGAGCAGGCATCCGCTGGCGCAGTAGTCGCATTCTTGAGTACCCCCCATGGAAGTCGTCTGGAATCCCATGAGCACGCCCGCGCCGCTTTCCAATGGCGTCGGCGGGTCACCCGGCAAGCTCTTGATCCAGGCCACCAGGTCACCCCGCAGCGCGAGGATGCGAACCCGATAGCCCGCCGGCGGGTAGAACGGGATTGGCAGCATGGCGGAGTCGGCATGGCCCCAGATGCAAGGGCCGACGCTGCAGGATACGTTCGCCATCCGGGTATCCACCGGGCCGTAGAGATCCCGCGGGAAGTTTCCCGATGCGGTGTGTGTGTCGGCTCCTTGCGCCGAAGCTACCCGGGCGAGTAGCGCAAAGCCGATCACCAGAACAAGCCCCGGCCATCCTCCAGCCAGTGCTTTCAATGTAAGACAGATTTCTCGCTTGAGCATCACCGGGGCTCCTCCAGGATCATGCGTTCTCCTTGGCGCATGCGCCGGCTCTCAGTTTTGAGCGCCTGCATTCGTTTGTACATCCGGTTCGGTTTTTTCCACTGCCGGCTGTCCTCCTCGGTAAACATCACGTCCAATTCGTCCCAGGCATCTACAAACGGCTTCCACCAGGGATACCTATCGCTGACGAGTGAGAGCTGGCTTCGCCACTCCGGGATCAGCACCAGGAGCGCGCGGCAGCGGCTGAAGTCGTCCGGGTCGTGCGGTATATCGGGATTCTGTATTCGGTGACCCACAAGAAGCGTGGCCCATATCGTCTCGCTACTCACCCCCACATCTCCGCGCCTCTTCCACCACGCAGCTCGAATCTCGATGGATTTGGTGAGCGGCGGAGCGTCACCAAACGCGCCGCCAAAGCCGAGGCGACAAGCTCCGGCGCCGCACTTCGGACAATGAACCGCATTGACGGAAGCAATCCAGACCTCAATGGGCGATTCAGCCACCGTCTCCGCTTCGAAGACGCGCTTGCAAACCATGCAGGTCAAACGTTGAACTTGTATTTTCAATGGTTACCTCCCATTTACAAACCAGGTGACCAGCGCGAAGCCGATCACCAGAACAAGCCCCGGCCATGCTCCGGCCAGAGCCTCCAATGTAAGGCGGATCTCTCGCTTGAGCATCATCGCGCCTCCTCGGACAATTGCGCCCGCCGCGCCTTGCGGCCCCGGTCAAATTCGCGCAGGCCAGTCGCCAGGATCGTCGCCTCGCGCGCCAGGGTCTCCAGCGCCCAGACGGCGAAACCGACGCAGCCCCGGAACCCGGCAGCGCGGGACAGGGTGATGGCGCGGGCGAGCGGGATGCAGCCGGCGAACAGGATGATGGTCAGGGTCGTCATGCAGCACCTCGCAGGAATTGGAGCGCGATCATGTAGGCTCCTTCGTATCCATCGCGCAGGTGTTTATACAGCGCGTTTTGCATGACCACGGGCAACCGCTCGTAACACTCCACGCAGAAGGCTTGTTTCTGGAATTTATGGGCGCCGCACTGGCAGACCTCGCCGCTCAATTCGCGCATGAGAACGCCGGCACGGGTCATAATGCCTCCAAGGAAGTCCGCACGGAGTTCCGGCCGCGCCGAGTCTGGGCGTCGGACCATTCCGTGAATAACGCTTCGATGACGATGGCGAAATCGATGATGTACTTCGCCTGGAACTTCGCAGGGCCAATCCGATGCAACTCCATGTGCTCGTCGTGTGTGAGAGGGATGCAGGTGAACCCACTGGACTTTTGCGAGAGTCCGTGGGGCCCGGTGTGCGCAGCTTCGATGTAGCGGGTCGATCCGGACACGACCGAAGCCTGCTGGCGGATCCAGGCGCGGTAGCCTTCGGCCCGATCCGGCCCCCGGCGGGGCTTGCGGCGCCGGCGAGGGTTGAGCGTCTTGCTGCCGAAAATGGTATAGGAGAGCCAGCGTCCGAGGTTCATAGGGCACGCTCCCATTCCCAAAGTCCCAGCGCGCCCGTGGCGGGAATCGGCTCGGGCAGTTGCTCCACGTCTTCGAGAATCCATGCAAAACGACCTGGCGAATAGTCCCCGAAGGCGCGCTCTCTGGCATCGAGTCGTTCTTCGAATGCGAGCGATGTCAGGGTACACGCGACAAGGCGGCATGTTGCCAAAATGCAGCCAAGAGGATAGGCGGCGTAAATCTTGCCGATCGGCGTGGCGAAGATTCGCGCGGCATCGTAGCAAACTGGCTCCAAAGTAAACTCGCGCGCCCACCTTGGAAACCCCTTCGCCGCATGGATAGCCAGCGGACCACGGTAGGATGTGCGCCATGAGCGTGTCTCAATCTTCTTGGCCGAAATCGCGATCAAGGTCGCGTAGGGCTGGGTGAGGGTAAGGGCCTTCATACCGGCCTCCGTAGAAACTGGAGCGCCGCGGTGTAGGCTTGCTCGTAGCCATCCCCGAGGTGCTTCCATAGGGGTAGCTGCAGGGCGCGCGGCAGGCGTTCGTAGCACGTGCGGCAAAAAGTCTGACCCTTCGACTTTTCCCCGCCACATTGGCAAACTTCGCCGCGCAGTTCGCGCAGGATGGGGACGTTGATAGGGCTGCTCATTCTGCAACCTTCCCGCCGAATTCCTGAGTGCACGCGCGCCAGAACGCGCAGTACTTGCGAGAGCACAAATTAGAATTACGGTTTGGCAGAAACATGCCCGCGCGGATTGCCTGCTGCACGAGGGGGTACATCTTAGTCGTCTGGTCCACGTCGGCCTGGGACACCGTGAAGTCCTGGGATATCAGGGCCGGCACTTTGGTCTTGGTCAGCGTATCGACCTGCACTTTGCCGCTGGCACCCGGCGTGATCTGCACATATGTCGACGTCTGAAACCGATAGTCCGGGCTGATCTCGGACGGCTTGCGCGCGGCCGTTTTGAAGTCCCGGATGCGCCCGTTGACCTCCAACAGATCCACATAACCCTGCACCAGCACGCCGCCGATGCGACCGGACACGGGGAGTTCGACCGCCGCCGGCTCGATCTCCGGGCAGGTTTCATCCAGGTACTTCAGCACAAGTGCTTCGCCTTGCGCTTTGAGATCCGCGGGGATTTCATCGTCACGGAATTCGGCCTCGGCCGATTTTTCCGCCCACGCCTGGCGATAGATTGCAATTACGCCAGTGGCCGGCAGGTCCCGCTTGGTTTCGATCTTCTGTTCCAGGTTGGCACCGATTGCGGCGTGGACGGCCGATCCCAGCGTCAGCGCTCCCGTGGGCGGATCCGGTAACTTCGCAATTTTCCGGAAGTACCACTTGGCGCCGCAACCCAAAAATTGATTAGCGCTGCTGGGGGACAGGATGTCCCCCGGAGCGTCGTAGAGAATCGCCGTGCGGGCGGCGCTCACCTCGCACCGCCGCGCTGCCAGCAGGACAGAAAACCGTCGCGGGCCGCCTGAATCAACAGGGTAGAGACGGCGTCCTGCTTGGCCGCATCGCTCCATTGCTCGCCGGCCGCCTTCAGCGCGTCGACCACAACCTGGAGCAACTCGCGGAAGGCCACGTCGTAGGGAATCTTCACCGGCGGTGCCGGGATGCCTGCGGTGAGGTACGGCTTGGGAGCGCCGTTGCTGCCGTTGGGTGGCGGCGCGCCGTTGCCGTTACCGTTTGTGGATTTGATACCATCGCCGTATGCGTTGTTGTTAGGAGCGGCACGCACGATAGCCGCTTCGACCGGGGCGGGCGCTGATACGCTCGCTCCGGCCCTTGCCTTACGCGCCAGTATCCCCGCGCGGACTTCGGCTTCGATGTCGCTTTCCGGGATGCCGGCCAGTGCGGCGGGAGAAGGCGCGGTAGCGGTGTTGACCTCGCCAGTCTGCGGTCTCCAGATATCCCATTGCACGGGATCACCCTTTTTGCCAGTCCAGCGCTTGCAGATTGCGATGGTTTCATTTCTGTGCGGCTCCAATAGATTCAACTTGGCCGACACATCCAGGTTGAGGTACATGCAGCGACCATCTGCCAGCGAGTAAAACATCTGATCGCCAAAACGACCGGTCTGGTCGAGCTTGCCTTCGGGGAATTTGAGGGCAATAGTTTCGATCACGTTGGGCTGAAATAACACCTTATTCATACGTTCCTTTCTGGCGGTTTAGAGCCCGCCACGGCTTTGTAAAATCTGTAGGCGAAAACGGGGCGCCGCGAACGGGGCCGCAGGGGCGCCGCAGTGCGATGGGGGAAGGAACCCGCGGCCTGACATTCACCCCTCCTATACCTTCGTTTTGTAAATCCAAACTTTTTCGTGCTTCCGTCCCGGTTTCCCCAGGAGTCCTCTACGCTGTGCCTCCAGGGCCACGGGGCAAATCCACTCCTTCCCCTCACCCGGCTTGGTGCCGACCGGCCGCAACAGGGTGTTGCAGACCGGGCAGCGGGGCTGAGGGGGTTCCGGCATTTACGCTTCCATCCTTCGTTTGTCGTGCGTGCTGTAGCCGCGCTCGTTGCACGGGGTCACCGACAGGATGGCCGCCGGCATGATCCGTTCTTCTTCGTCGTTAAGGTATGCTGCGTGTTCTCACGGGAGAAGCCATTGGCCTGCAACCGCTTGACAGTCTCGTCAAGAGAAGCAACCACCTCCATGACGTACGAATCGAAGACGGGGGCCGCGTCGCCCCTCCGACGCAAGTATTGGATTCTCACAAACTGTGGCATGGCCTACGCTTCCATCCTGCGTTTGAGATTTTGCAAAGTCGCCTTTGCAGCTTTTACGTGGTGCAGGTTGATCTGGTCGTCGCTGGGCAGCGAGTAGCGGTCCACCACCTCCAGTTCCGCAATCGCGTCTGAGAGCCCTTCCATGTGCAACTTCGCTTCGCGGTCCTGGTCCGCCGCCCAGCTCAATTCGTCGGGCTCGTAATCGTCGGCGCTGTCGTTGATGGTCTTCACCGCGGAGCGCATCTCCTGGTACAGCGCTGGCACGAAGCGGTCCAGGTCGAGGTGCTCCTCTCTGAGCGATTCCACCACCTGGGCGGCCATGGTCGAATAGAACTTGTCGAGTCGCATAACGATATTCCCTCGCAGCATCTACGCCACCTCACTTTGCCGCCGTCTAAGATCTCTGTTGTCCGCTTCCAGTTTGTTGACTTGAAGTACGAGACTGCGGACCTGATCCTCCAAGTCCATAATTCGCTCGCTTTTCAGCAATTCGGCGTGCGCATCTACGATCTTCTTTCGCAATTCGATACAGCCTGTTTCGAACAGCGCACCATGAATGACTGGGTGCTCCTTTCCCCTGCCCGTATACCAGCGTTCATCGCACGACAGGTAGCCGCGCATCATCTCGTCGTTACCGGCCAGTAGAGCTTCAACCGCATTCGTGGCCATGCGCTCGACGTGAGAAGCGAGATTATACGCCAGCGAGCCTTTGATGCCGTATTCGATGGATTCGGTAAGGGTATCCGCGATGCTTCGGGCCTGCTTATTGGCCGCCGCGAGCGCTTCATCCGAGAATCCGGCCTGTAGGACCTCTTCGAGTTTCGATCTGAGTAGTTTCATCATCGTCCCTTCTTTTAAAATGGGCATTCTTGAGCCACAACGGGCTCGTACTGTTCGTAGCGCTCTGCCGGCGTCACCGCGCGAAGGGCTACATTCCACCAACTCTCAGGGTCGTGCAACTCGCAGCCGCGGGCGTCGAACAGATCGACGTCCGTCTGCGTGCAGGTGCATCGCGGCTCCTGGTCTTCCATCTCGATGAGGCGGCGGCCCAAGCGGTTCACCTTGCCTCCTCGAGGCGGATCATCAAATCCGCCACTGCGGAAGCCTTCGTCGGGCCGTATCCGTACGGCCCATATTCTTCGTGGCCGTCAATCACCGCCGCCCAATCGAACTGGCATGTGGGGATAGGCGGACGTACGTAGTCCACGGAGATCAGCAGATTACCTTCGCCGTTACAGGCGCGGCACTTCGGATCGGCCTCCAGGCGCGTCTGCGTATTCGGGCTGGGCCGGATACCTTGCGGCTGTTCGCTCAGGCAGATGCAGCGTTCGCTGATTGTCATAAACTCCTCCGTCCTTTCCGTGCTTGCCGCTTCTCCTTGCGCTGTTCCTCGATCACCCGCTTCACGGCCAGCCAGAGGCAGGCGTCGTAGCTGATGGTGTAGCGCTGCCGGGTGCCCTTCGGCCGCACCTCGAGGTGTCTCGGGTGCAGGGTGACAATCAGAGGCTTGCCGCGGTCCATGCAGGTTGATTCGCGGGTCACTGGTTTGGTGAGTAGGGTCATGGGCGCCCGTCCGTTTCGTCGATCGCCTTGCGGAGATCTGTCCAGCCATCCGGTAGCCCGAGCGACTCCGATACTTCCTCCGGAGCCTGCATAAGCCGATTGTGCAGGTCATCCAGCCGGCGCGTGTCCTCATTGCCTGCATCGCGGGCGCGCTCGTAGCGGATTACAAGCCCTTCCATGAAAGGAGCCAGGTCCCCCTGGCTCGGCTTCCAACCACGATCTAAAGCGAAACCCAACATACGTTGAGCAAATACATCATTCTTTGTCATGGCCGCACCGCCGATCCGCTCCACGGCAAGGGCGTGCCGCACAACCAAGCGAAAACGAACGCCAACAGAATGCCCAGCAGAATCCCTACAATTGCGGAGCTCGCTCTATTCAGCATCACGCCACCTCTTGCATAAATGCCGCTGCTTCTTCCAGCGTGCAGCCGGCCTCGGCCAGCATGACATACCGCCGGATGACCGGTTCCGGCGCCATCTCGATCCCGGCGGCGCAGATTGCGCAGCACTTCAACGGACGGTCGGCGCCATCGGGGATCAGGATCAGGTGCGCCAGGCAGAAGCGGTGGCCGCATCCATCGCAGTGGAAGCCGAAGTGTTCCAAGCAGACGGACAAGCAGAGCCAGGTGTCGCAACTCGGATCGGCGCACTTTACGGAGGGGATGGACGCGCGGCCGTCTTCGTCGCGGTCCAGGTGGTGGAAGGTGGTTTGGCAGGTATTGCAGGTTTCGGTAGTGGCGGCGTACTGCATATAGGAACCTCCGTTCCCGGGTCACAACTCTCTTCTTTCCCTGCGAGGAAGCCCCCGCGGGGGGTAGGGTTGGCAGGTGCGTCTCGTACACCCGTCCAACCCTAAAAACATATTATCATTGTCAATATGTTGTGTCAAGGGAAATCTACTGGCTTTCTCAATATATTTTATGGTAGAGTGAATATGTTACGATTGCGAACATGCCGATAGACCCAAAAATGGTTTGCGACTGCCTACGATGCGGACACGGCTGGATCAAGCGGATAAAGCGTAGGCCGTTCAGTTGTCCGAAGTGCAAGCAGCCGAAGTGGGACACCCCATCGCCTGGCGTTGGGCGCCCTAAGGCGGCGAAAGCGAAGGCAAAGGCGGGCAGGTAAAAGCCGGGTCGGGGAAAGGGTAGACTCCTTCCCCACGGCCCTAAATCAAACACGAGGAGACTCTCATGGATGATCTGAAAACGACGGTAGCACGAAACGAAACGCCAGGCCGGCAGGAATTGGCCAAGGCAACCGTGACCGACGCCATCAAAAAAGACCTGCGGGATAATCCCCCTGGCCGCCTCTACGATCCCGGCGCCCGCGCTTTCAACCTGATGCAGGAATTGGACCCCTCAACTCAGGCACACGTACTTTTGGGAGTGATCGCCGGCATGTACCAACAGCAGGGGGATCAGGTCGTCAGGAAGAAGATGGAGTCCGAACCCCGGCAGGGATGGCTGGCCATGTCGGAGTACGCGCACGTTCCGCAGGTGCTCAAGGTTAAGGCTGGGTTCGTGTCCACGGATGATGCCTCGCCGGAACAATACACCGAATCTCTGGAAGGGGCGGAAGCGCGGCTTCGGGCGTGGCTGCTACCGCGAGTTTCGGCGGACAACCTGCGGCTCCAAAGGCAGAAGATCCGCGAGATGAAGAAGGCCCGGCGCGGCGCGGCACTTCAGTACGCTGGCGCGCCGGAAATGAGCATCGGGCAGGCCATGGCGCTGCACTTGGCGAACTTGGAAAGCCCGAGAGCCAAGCACTACCGTGCAATCGCCTCGAAGGGCGGAAAGGCGAAAAACCGGTGAACGAAGAATCAACAACTTACTGGCACTACACGATGTGGCTGCGCAACCACGAAACGGGACCGTGGGGCCAAACGAATAATCAAGAAGATCCCGGAACAGAAAAAGCCCGCATTGTGTTGCGGGGCTGACACACCTCAGGAAAAAGTAGAAGGAGAACAATGCGAACACGAAACGTCCTCGCCGCCTTAATGGGGCTGATACTCACGGCTGTCATTGCCACCGCTCAGATCCAAGCCAGTCCGGCGCCGGTGGCACCGAAGCACCATCACAAGGCGCTCGGCACATTGCTATTTGTCGGCGGCGTCGGCTTGGTGGCTCTGGGCGCTATCGCTTTATCGCGGCCCTGCCCCGCTGTGGACCGCTCTCAGCAAATATCCCTGCAAACCGGGAGCCTGGCAGGCGCGGGCTCCTGTGGATCCTCGTGGTTTCAGAAGGACAAAACGGCCATCGGCGCTTCGGGAATCGGGGCTGGAGCGGTCTTGGTGGTGGCCGGCATCGCCGTCATGCGTAAATCGGAGAAACCCGAAGTCTCTACGGCAGGTGTAATCAAATAGGCGGTGATCATGAGTTGGGAAGCATGGGGCAGCGATGAATCGGTCGATATCGACCAACTCTACAACCGGGGTTGGGAGTCGGATTCGGACTGCGACAAATGGTGGAAGGCTGGAGAGCCAGAGACTGTATACACGATGGCTGAAGCTATCCAAGCCTACGAGGATTGGCTCTATGCCGAAGACTGAGCGGCGGCGAATTCCGTGGACTCAACCACAGCGTGTGGCGGCGGTTTAAAGCTATGCGCGCCGCCGTCTATGCCCGCGTCTCCACCACCGATCAAACGTGCGCGCTCCAACTCGCCGAGCTGCGAACTTACGTGCAGGCCCGCGGTTGGGATCTCGCCGGTGAGTACGTCGACACCGGCTGGTCTGGTGCCAAAGCATCCCGGCCGGAATTGGACCGGCTCATGCGGGACGCGCGCAAGCGCAGCGTGGACTGCGTCCTGGTCTGGAAACTTGACCGGTGGGCGCGCTCCGTCTCCCACCTGGTGAGCAGCCTCGAGGAGTTGAAAGGCCTCGGCGTGCGTTGGATTGCCGCGACGCAGAATCTGGATACCGACGAGTCCAACCCTGTGGGCCGGCTCATGACGCACCTCTTGGGAGCGGTGGCGGAGTTCGAGCGGGAGATGATTCGCGAGCGCACCTTAGCGGGGCTGGCCTACGCGCGGTCCAAGGGTCGTGTGGGGGGCCGGCCGGCAAAAGTCTTCGACCGCCAGCGTGCCCGGGATATGCGCAGCCAGAATCCACCGGTGAGCTGGCGCACTATCGCCCGCGAGTTGGGGATACCTCAGTCCTCGATCCGGCAGGCGCTCGGGGGTGTGCGTAAAACCCCTCCGCAAAAACCGCGAAAGTGAGCGCCAGTTAAAGCCTGACGTTTGGCCGGTTGCGGGGTGCGGTCCTTACCGTTTGTCGCACACCTGGAAACTCCGGCATCCGCGATCGCTGCGAGAAGCGCTCGTTTCTTCAGTGGCGGCATGCGTTCGAGCTTTCCGGCCCAGCTTGCGATCTGCCGCTTGAGGTCCTGGCGCTGGCGCGTGTTCTCGCCCAAAAATTGGTAATCGTGCAACTCCACGGGTTCGGCAAAGTTGAACCAGAGCCATTCGGTTGCCATCCCGCCCCGCGTCATCGCCTCGAAGTGGATGCAGTTCCACCGTTTCAGCCTGAAGGTGTACATCTCAGACCAATACCCCGAAATCATCACCCGGCACGGCAATTCCAGAATGGTGGCCAACAACTCCGCGTGCTGCTCGTCGCTCATTTCGTGGCGGTAGAGTCGCCCACCGGAACGCGTTTCCATCAAGTAGGGTGGATCGCAATAGATTAGGTCGGTAGGCTGGAACGGGTACGACGCCAGGAAGGTGAGGCCGTCGCCGCGGAGGAACCGAAAGCTCGATCGACCAGCGGCGGATCCACAATCGGCGAGACTGCCGCCGGAGTACTCCGGTACCGGAGCGGCGATTGCGCCGCCGACGGCAGCCGTCCTTGATCGGCCAGCGGTGAACCTACCGCCGGAGGCCTTCAGCGGCGGATATGCCGCCTGGTGATGGGCACCGCTTCCTGGAACTGACGGCGGACCAACCGCTCCCGGATACAGCGGCAAACCTGCCGCGCCCACCAGGTCGCGCCAAGCTGCTCCCCCCGGCTTTTCCGCCGTTCCTCGAGCCCCGGCGCTTTCGCCGCTCAGGTCCTTGACGGCGTTTTCGCCCGTATGCGATCGCCACGACGCGATTACCTCCGCATCCAGGTCCACGCCGATGTTGTACGCCGCCGGCCGCTTTAGCCGCATTACCGCACCCCCGCCGAGGAACGGTTCGCAGTAAACCGGATGCGGCGGCATAAGATTGATCAGCCGGTGATAGACCCCCGGTCCGGATTTTCCACCTGGATAGCCCATGGGATCCAGAATCGGCGAAAACGCCGCTGATGTCAAGTAGGCAGGTTCCCGCACACCGCTCACGCCGCCCTGCTATTGCACCGGGTGGATCGTCGGCACGGTTTCCAATTCATCCTCCACATTGACCGCCATCGGCGGCAACCACTTCAGCACCAGTTTGCGATCCGGCGCCAGCATCCCCACCTTGGCCTTCGGGCCAGTCCAGAACGAATGCCAGTGCGCGCGCCGGATATGGGCCCGCGGACTGGCATGAGTGCCGTCGCCTGGTTTCCTCTGCTCCTGTTCGCGGGCATGGCGGATAGCGGCGCCCAGGCGGAAGCCGACATCCCACGCCGCGGGCTTCTCGGCCGGGAACATCCGCATGCCGTCCTTGGTCTTCGTCAGCGTCGGCTTCGAGGGCCGCAAGCGTCCGGTGTCCCGCTGGCACATCTCGGCGTTGGTCGAGCAGAGGTAGAGGACCAGGCTGATGAGCGGGGCGAGATCGGCCGCGCCATATTGCATCTCGTGGGCGATGCGGTCCGTCTCCTCGTTGATGGGCGAGTACTTTTCCCGATAGGCGCGATAATCCGCCTCCATGTCGGCAAGCGCCTCTGGGAGCGACCCGCGCAAGGTCAGGGGGATGATTTTCAGCGCGGATCCTGCGATATCCAGGCCCAGGCGCAAATGATGCTCGCCCTTGTTGACGTAATCCAGATGCGCGAAAAATCCGTCGATAGGCTCGCCCGTCGATGAAAGCCTGCGGGCCGGCGTCTCAATGTATACGCACCACTCCGGAATCTGGTGCAACGCTTCCACCGGGAGTTGGCCGTCGATTGGCGTCTCCCACAGCGCCTCAAAAATGGTCGGGTCATAACGGTAGATGCCCTGCGTCGTCCGCCATGCGCCGAAAAGTGCAAGCCCGTGGACGTGGCCGGCGAGGGAAGGGCTGAGTGGGGTGAGCCTCGGGACGGCTCCCGTGGCGCTTTGCTGAACCTGCATGTAGGCGCCCAGCACCGACACGGGAAGAAAGCACCAGGACGGCCAATCGCTGATACGATTCCGCCGCATCGCATCCAGTGCGCGCCAGGTGTTCGGAGACACCCTAGAATAATCGGCGACCATCCGGCAAAGTCGCTCGGCGGTTTCGTCCCGTTTGGGCGGCTTGGGCACCTCGGGTGCGACCGGCCCCGCCTGGAGCGCTTTCCGCTCCGCGCGCATCTTCGTGCAGGCCGGGCAGAGGCCTCCGATCCACTGCCCGGCTATCGGCTCCATCAGTTTGCAATCAATGCAGCCGTGGCGCTTCACCATCCACCGCCTTCCCAATCGCTCCAGAAGCCGGGCACCTGGGGGACGCACGCCATCTTGCGCCGTTGCGCCAGATCGCGCAGCCGGACGGCTTGCGCCTCCACGATGAGCGCAAGCCGAAATGCGAAGTACCAGAAGAAGTAGGACCGCCGCATAATCAGACCTTGATCCGCCGGGTAAACTGGAACGGCCCTGAGGGGATCGTCACCAGCGCGTGGTACTCGGTCGGGCCGGGTTGGTCTTCGGGATCCATGACCCCATCCTCATCCCGCGTGCAATTGAGAACCTTGCGGAATTCGACGGTGGACCCATCCGGCAACATCAGACGTGGGTTAGGGAGATTTACTTCCGGGTCCGGAGGGGCCTGCATGTGCTTCCATCGCGCGTATACGGCGGGCGGGATGCAATCGACGCCAGAGTCACCGCACGGGCAATCGTTATCCTGGCAGACCACGGAATCCGGGCACTCCGCCGGCAGCCCGGCGGCATCCAGCGCGGCGTTGGCCATGCGGCTGATGACGGTCTTGCGGCAGAGGAGATCCTCGGCGTACTGCTGCTGGAGTAGCGCGTCACCGGAGGCGGCGACGAATGCGGCGATGGCGTCGGTCTTGGCTTGCTCCAGAGCAGCGTCAGCCGCGTCCTTGCGCGCTTTCTCTTCGGCGCACTTCCGGGCATAGATCGCGCTCTTCTCTTTTTCGGCCGCCAGAAACTCCGCGAAGCGGCGCGACGCTTCGGCGACATAAGCTGTCGCCATATCATCCGTCCGGTCGCTGATGTCGGTATAGGCGACGTGGCGGCGATCATACTCGGAGGTGACCGGCTTGTCCGACGCCAGGAATTCCCGGATCGCGGCATCGGTCTTATCCACCTTGGCCTGTTCCGCCGCGGCCAATTTCGAGATGCCGCTCTTGACCAGCGCCAGGATGTCGGCTTGTGCATCCGGGATCAGGGGGATATCCAAGCCGTAATGGCTCCCCGAGGCTCCCTTGTACCACTGCCGGCCTTCCTCGCAGCCAGCCGCCAGAAGCGCTTTGTACTGCGGGACGGTCACGTTGATGACTTGCGCGTCTTCCTTCCGCGTGGCAGCGGGGCAGAGGTTGAGGTACGGCATGCCGTCGTCGGTGACCTGCATGAGCGCGAGGTCCTCAGTGGGCACCTCTACACTAATGGATTGTTTGCGCGCTACCGGCTGGCCAGTGGCCGCCATCTGCGCTCTCTGTGCCTGCTCGGTGAGCAGATAAGTGATCGTTGCTTGCATGGTGTTGCTCCTTTGGGCTGTGCCCGACGCCTCACGGCGTTTCGTCCCCGGCCCAGGGGGACTCGTCAGGGGCTATGCGGCACAGGCGAGCGCGATCCAATCCGCTCCGACCTGCACGCGCCTGGTGCTCGCGTGGTACCACGTCGGCCAGCGATAGGCCGAGGGGTGCCGTACGATGGTCTTGCCGCTCGGGGTCGTCCAGTAGTAGGACTCGCCGGCCGTGCGCGGTGCGAGCGCGATGCCGGGGATAACCTCGATGTGGATGTTGGCTTGGGGCTGGTTTGCCGAGCGCAGGATCGCGCGGCGAATGGTGGGGGTAATCGTCGAATTATTGGTCACTGTGTGACTCCTTTTTGCGGCCGATGGCCGCGGGGTGCTTCTGGCCGGGTGTCCCGGTCCCTTATTGCATTTTCAGAATATCAGCTTCCGGCACACTTTGTCAAGCACAAAATTAATAATTATTTTTGCCTCTCCTGGCCTATACTGGGGGCATGGCCAGGCCATCCACCCTCACCCCCGCGCAGCTCGCCAAAATCCACGCCATGGGCCGGCGCGGCGTCCTCCAGCGGGATATCGCGCAGGCGGTCGGGCTGACGGCCCCGCGCATCTCCCAGATCCTGGCCGGCACCGGGAAACGGGCCAAGCGCGGCGGTGCGGCGGCGGTCGAGCGTGATCGGGCCATCCGGCTCGCGGCGGCGATAGTTCCAGTCCGCGACCTGGCGGACCAGCACCACCTCACCCGAGCCCGGATCTACCAGATCCTCGCCCCTCACGCCGCCGCAGCCAGGCGCCCCGCCATCCGGTCGTAGACGGCGCAGAGTACGGCCTTCCTCACTGCCGGCGGCTCCGGCGCCAGCGCCGACTCGATGGCCGCCAGGACCTGTTCGCTGACTTCCCGGCCGCGGTTGTAAGGCCCGAATAGCCGGCTCACGCAAAATCAAGGCCCACTCGGAACCCACAGCCAGCGCCCGCGCGATCTCCCGCCAGTCTCTGGCCACCCGGTCGTAGCGCCACAGAATCCAGAGATTCTCCCGCTCCCGGTTGCGTTGGCGCCAAGTGCCTTGCGGGCCGGCAAACTCCAGCGCGGCGGGATGCTCTCGGAGTTCGGCGGCTAGAATCTGGCCGCCCGGCTGAAATAGGGCGCCGTGGAAGCCCGCCGCGCTCCAGGCGTCTGGTTCGACCTGGGTGAGCATTCGGACGTGGGTGAATTGCCGCCGGTTCTCAGGGCACGTATTCGGTAATCGGATCATTTTGTCGATTTCGGTGATATTGTTGTTTTGCATGATCGCCACCTCATTGGCGTCCTGCTGGGGTCCGTGCTGTTGATAGCAGCGCGGGCCCCGCTTCGTTTTCGATATTCCACCCAAACAGGCATTCGGTCAAGCGGGTAGTGTACCGGGTGGGGTGTACCAGGTACGTACTCCCGGTGCTGGGTTGGTTTTAAAAGAAACGAACAAAAAGAGGGAAGGGATCTTCTCTCATCATCTTCGGGGTTGGATTGGAAATGATAATGATGAGAGAAGAGCGCCCCCTCTTTCTTCTTATTACTTCTTCTTCTGTCCGACGCGCGCGTTCCTTATATATAGGGCCGGAGAAAGCGTTCTGTACAATTTGAAATCGGACTTCGTACGAAGTGGAAAAGGGTCTGTACGAAGTCCCTTATTTTTTCTCTTGACGATTAGCATCAATCGGACGTACTATACCGATTGGATGTCTACCCCCACCAAACACCCAAAACGCCGCTGGAGGAAAGTTCCCCTGGCGGAGCGCCGGCGCCTGATGGCGGAGCTGAATCAGATCCGTACCGATCGCGCCACAGCGCGCAAATTGGCCGAAGCCCTAGAGCGCGTGCGAGCGGCGGGGTATGAAGTGAAACAGGAAGGGGCGGCGAGTTGAGAACTTCGAAATCTGCTTCCGATAACAAACGGACTTTCGGATGTCGGATGCGGATGACGAATATTATGTCAACTTTTGGCGCAATATCCGTTACCAGAAGCATTGGCCGCGCGAGACCGCCTCCCAATGCTTTCTCGTCGCTGCTTCTATCTTGGCGGAACGGAGCAGCAATAAGCCAACGCGCTGGAGAGACGACGCGACCTACCTTGATTGTGCCGTAGAACCCCTCCAAGCGCAAACCTTTTCTAATGGTCCTGAAAGGAGTTTGCATTCCCATGAGTTCCAAGAGATCCATTGCGCCTGTACGCCCCCGCTACAGCGTCCGCACTGACGGCCCCGCGGGTATCGAAGAAATCGGCATCGGCACCGACCTGAACGCGGAGATCGCGTTCGCCCGAAGGCATCACGGCGCCACCCGGCAGAAAACCTGGATCTGGGACATCCGCACGGGTATGACGGTGCATCGGATCGAGCGCGGTGAGGCCACACAGCAGTTTTTCCCAGCGCGAGGAGCCACCATATGACGACGTTGGCGGTGGAAAACTTAAATATTGGAAACAAAGCACTTATTTTTAAAAGCGTATCTGTACAGACGCTTTTGGGGCCAAGTAAATGAGCGAATTCACGACCCACAAAGAGCTGATGTTGGCTATGGGGTCCACCAGCGGGACCTACGATCCCACGGCTCCGGAGTGGTATATGCGGCTCATGACCAGCCGCGATCCGGTGGAGCAGGTGATGGGATGGCTCCAATACCGAACGATTAGGTACCCGATCCACACCCCGTATGCTTCGGACGAATTGGGACGGGTGCTGACGCTGAAAGATGTCGCAGCATTCTTTAAGTGGACGACGCGGCATACCCAGAGGGTCTGGGCGCGCATCGAGGCGAAACACTACGCCCGAAAGACCGAAGGCAAACTCTGGCTACGGGCCGATTTCAAGGTCAAGTACCCGATCCTCACTGAAGACGCGCCCACCGCGAATGTCGTCTCAATCAACCCTACCGAATCCTACCTGGACTCCCTGGCGCCGTACCTGCGCGAGCAGGTGGCCCAACTCCCGGCCGGCCGCATCGCGGAGCTGGCAGCCCGTTGGACGGCATGGGACCATGCCCGCAAGGATGTGGAGGCGGACGCTATGCAGGCCGCCCGCGAGAAGATGAAGCCCTACGAGACAGCGCTCTACGGCGAGTACAAGGTCACCGTAAAGAGCCTTCCGGAACGTCAAGAGAGGCGCGCCAAAACGGCCCACGTCAAGGTGCAGATCGACCTTTTCGACTTCTCGCCACTCCCTCAGAATTCAGCAGTCCAAGATTCGGCGGCCCTAAATCCACTCGGCGCAGAGCAGGTCTATACCTCCTCGGCTCCCGCTCCCCGCCGTAGGACCGTCGATACCCCTCCAGTGGCCCCAAATCCAAATACTCAGGAGCGAGTTACCAAGGCACCCAAAGCACCCAAAACCTCCAATAAACGAACTCCTGAGCATGGGGCCACTGAGAAATCTTCCACCATGGGGCGGAGCACCGGCGGAAGCTCGCCTCAGGCGGGAATCTCGAAGGTCCGGGAGGAAGCGGCGGCCGACTTCCACGACGTGCTGGCTATTCGATTCCACGATGTGGGCGCTGGCATACCGAGCAGAAAGCATACCGATCCCCTTTTTGACGCCCTGGGATCGGCCACCGGAGATTTTCTGGACTGGCTTTCGCCGCTTGAATTACAGAGCCGCAAGCCGCGGCACGGCGGAGTGCTCCCGTCGCTGCTCGAAGAGTTCCAGAAACTGGCGACCATGGGGCCCCGCAGGCCGCTAGCCATGGCCGCTCAGGCAGAGACGCAGCCGAGGGCACGCAAGCTCGGTTTCGCGGAGGGAGTCATGGCCGAGGCGGAGAGACGCCTCAAAAAATACGGGAGGATCTGATGCTCGATACGCCGCGGGTCTTGGAACTGCTCGGAGGTCTCACGTTGCTAAACTTCTTCCCCTCCGACGTAGGTTCCCGGTTGGAACTCGCAAAGTTGGTCGGGCGCATGGCGGCCTCGGAAGATCAGGTCGAATGGTTGGTCCATCGGACCTTGGGCCTGTGCAATGAGTGGCCGGGTCCGTTGGTACTCCGGCAGATTTTCTGCGCCAGGTTTCGGCCACAGGACGGGATCGAAGCCGGAAGTACGGCGGCATTCCCGGATGGTCCGCCACCGGAGAGAAGGATTGAGGCTCCATCCTATGCCCAGTTGCCGCCCGGGCGTAAAGTGAGTGCCGATCCTGAATTGGATCGCTTGGTCTGCGAACTGGCGAGGGGAAAAGATCTCAACGCGGTCGTGCGGATAGAGCGAAAGCCGTTCACTGATGCGGATATGGAGGAATTGCGGCGGCGCCGGCGGGAATGGCTGCAAGAGGAGCGCCGCCGCGACCCGATCGTGAACCCGTTGACCGAGGCGGATATCCTAACTGCCGGGGGGAGACCTCGATGATTGAGCCCCTTCGCCCCACCGAAAGGTACATTGAGCGCCGGGTTGAGTTCCACGAATCGGGCGCCGAGTTTTACCGCCAACATCAGCAGAGCGTGCTTGAGGCCTGGTCGCGGCAGATGGCCGCAGACTGGCGCCGGAAGTTGCCCCAAGAACCGCGGCCAGCACATGACGGTAAGATGCTTGCCGCCGGGGAGGCTGCCTGATGCCCCGCCCAGCCAAATGCATCACGATTCTTCGGGCGGGGAAACCGGGGAAACGATGAGCGTCCAAGTGTTCTTTGCATTTTCCAGTGGCCTGTCACGGCCATTGCGCTGCCCGAAGGGCACGTTCGTAAGCATCCTGGCTGCGGTGGCCGAGACGGAACGACGGCTCGGGATCGAGCCCGGAAAGGAGGGCTGGCACTGGAGTCCGCGCGATAAGGCTCTGGCGGCAATAGAGGATGACAAGTACCTCTGCCAGACCATCGAGCAACATAACGCGTGGGTACGCCGGCTCTACGAACAGTTCGGCGAATGGGGACGCAAGCCGATAAAGGGCGGTGACTGTATCACGCCCGAGCAAGCACAGTCGTTCTGGCACGCCCTGGTGGAACTGTTTGTCCCAACTGATCGATGGACGGGCGACTACTATCGCACCCGCATGGACAGCCTCTACAACGTCATGCGGGGGCGAGAGTCGGAAGGTATGTCGTTCGACGAGAAGCCGTTGGCCCCAAAGCAAGCGGGCAACGTGATCCGATTGTTTGAGCAATACCTCGATCCCGATGATTTGCGGCTAGACGTGCCCGTGGGCCACGACGCTCTGTACAGTTCGAGTGACGGAGGCTATGACTGGTGCTCCACCCACGGTCCGATCCACAGCGACGACCTGCCAGCGCACAGCCGGAAACGCTGCGAACTCGGCAAGGAGCTGAGAGAGGAGTACCGTTCATGAAATATCGGAGTAAAACGAAACGCCCGTCACCGAAAGAGCAGGAGCAAGCCTGCGAGATCTGGAACCTAAAGTATCCAATCGGCACGCCAGTGACCGTGGAAATGGATTCTGGCGAGATCCGCGCCACTACGACGCGCTCTGTCGCCTGGATGTTGGGGGCCGAGCCATCACGCAAGGACCCCGGCCACTCGGCGGTGGTTCTGATGGATGGAATCTCGGGATGCTATCTGGTGTCACGCGTGAGAGCCAAGGTCAACGCCGCCGGGGAGGTTGCCTGATGCCCCGCCGATCTACCTCCGGGGAAGAAGAGCCGCGCTGGATGCGGCCGAGCATGGATTTCCACTTTCGCGGACGATGCTTGCGTGTGTTCTGGCGCGGGGTGAAAGGGGTTCGGCACCCACTGCCGTATGCGTGGCACAAATGGGGCTTCTACGCTTTTGGGGTGGCGCTGATCGGGTTCATGTACTGGCCAACGACGGAGGCAAACTGATGCCACGCCGATCTACCTCCGATGCTCCGGTCATCCGTCAACATGGCCAGAGCAACGCCGAGAAGTACGTCATCGCCTTACGCAATGCGCAGGCGCTGTGGAGCAACCTGTCCGCCGAGGAGCGGAAGGAAGCCGAAGAGGGATTGCGGTGGGCTGAAGTCTTCGGCCAGATTTACACTGGCCCGAAGTTGCGCGGCCGGCCGCCGGGCAGTAAGAATCGGCTGGCCGAGGTTCCGATTCCCGAAGAGTTGGCCACGAATAACGCGGCGGCGCCGATGTTTGAGGAGCGCGAACCGTGAACGGCAACGCGTGGACCGCGGACGAATTGAGAATTGTGCGGGAGCTATATCCGACTCGCACTACGCGCGCGCTCGGGGAAAGACTGCGGCGGTCCGTGCGCAGCGTCTACAACGCCGCATACAACCTCGGTCTGCGCAAGTCAAAGGAATTCCTGCAGAGCGAGGAATCAGGCTTGCTGCGCAAAGGACAGACGCGGCCCGAGAGCGTTGCCACCCAATTCAAGAAGGGGCAAGCCCCTGCGAACAAAGGCGTGCGACGCCCGGGATGGTCCACCGGGCGGATGAAAGAGACGCAGTTCAAAAAAGGCTGCAGAACTGGGATAGCTCAGAAAAACTGGAAGCCAATCGGCACGGTCCTTCTCGACGGCGATGGGTATCCCCGGATCAAAGTGCGCGAGGCGGTACACGGAGTTGAGCCCACCGGATTCGGCAATCAGAAATGCTGGCCCTTTCTCAGCCGGCGCACCTGGGAAGAAAGCAACGGACCGATACCGCCCGGGCACGTAATCGTCTTCCGTGATGGCCAGCGCGACAACTGCGCAATAGGGAATCTGGAGTGCATCTCACGGGCCGACCTGGCACGCCGGAACTCGATGTGGGGCCGCTTGCCACAGGAGCTAGCGGAAGTTATCCAGTTGAATGGGGCATTGAAGCGAAAGCTGAGGAGACTGACCGATGGCAAGGAATAGGATGTCGGACCTACGTAATCATCTGTTCGAAACGCTGGAAGCGCTCAAGGACGCCGATGCGCCAATGGACCTGGCGCGAGCAAAGGCGATCAGCGACGTCGCACAGACCATCATCAACTCGGCCAAGGTCGAAGTGGATCTGGTCAAACAAATTGGTGCGCCGCAGGGTATTGAATTCTTCGGCCACCCGATGGAAGTTTCGGCGCCTCACGGCCCACGGATGATCGCAAGGGGCGGTGCCTCATGAGCACTCCCCGACTGAACTACCGGACACCGGGACCTGCCGCCACCTGCCAGTGCGGCGCCTGCAAATGCTGCAATGCCCGCCAATCCAATCGCCGGTGCTATCTCACGCACAAAGCGATAATCGTGCCAAAAAACAGCGAGACCAAACGGAGACGGAACTGCCTTAGCCCCAAAGTCTCTGATGCGGAACTCGACCGCAGAGCCCTTGCTATGGGAGGCTGCGGATGAATTCAACCGGCAGAAAGCGATCAACGGAGACGCAACTTCGAGAGGTGAAGCACGACTTGAAACTAGTGAGAGCCTCGATTGCCCAACTTCGACAGGAGGTTGAACAGCGCCGCCGGATCGGCGCTCAGATGGCAAACTTCTGTTTCAACCTGGGCCAGGAGAACACAAGCCTCCCAAGCGATTGGTCGCGCGCCAAGGCCACCATGCGCGACATGCAGGCCAACTGGGACGCGATCAAGATGCAACCCTCATGACCATCCGCGAACTGGCCATCCGCCGCGTCCAGCAGTGCGGTATGAGCGCACGAGAGGCTGCGCTGATGCTTGAAGGCTTCGCCCGTGGGCCAGGCCGCGACATCAAGTTTAACGATTGTGTGCAATCGCTATCGGAGACGCTGGCCCAGCGCATCGATCAGGCTGCCATCGGCTACCGGATGCGCAATGGGATACCCCAACCACCTGTCGAAACAGCACCTCACGATGGCAAGATGCTGGCTACCGGAGAGACGACATGACGGAGAGAATGCCGGACGTATTTATTGGCGTTATAGACGATGTGAAACATGCAATCGCGTTCGCCCGGATGATCCAGCCGGCCTACCAGCGACAGCAATGGAAATGGATTGCCGGCGGATTTAAGCGGGTTCCGACCGTCGCCGATATTGCCGAGACGATTGAGTTACTCGCTCGCGGAGTAGCCGATGGAGAAGCATTCGCTTCCACCGGAGGATTGACGGTGCGACGCGGAAATCGCCTCTATGTCAGTCCAGTGCTGAAGCCGGACAAACTGGTCTTCAGGCAGCGTGCGCAGAGGCTGTTGGCCAATGGGGAGACAACATCATGACGGAGAAAATGTCGAAGGGTTCCGCGCGGAAGGGCGAGTTGCCCGCCCTCCCGCCAGCCCAACCGTCGCCCGCAAAGCCGGGCGCTGGGCCGGCTCTAGAGAATACCGTCCTGATCCTGCGTACATGCAGTGCCGACATGCTGAGCCACGGCGGCTTTCGGTGGCCGGAGAGCGGCCCAGTGGAGGTACCTGACTGGAATCCAAAGCATGTATGCGGCGGTGGCTTGCACGGTCTGCTGTGGGGTGAGGGCTCCGTCTCGTACCTCAATTTGGATGAGTTGGCCAAGTGGATCGTGTTCCGCGCCCAGATGGCCGATTTGGCGCATGGCACCGGCGAACTGATCGACAAGTGTAAGGCCCGCGCGGGAACGGTGGAATACTGCGGATGTCGCGACGGGGCAATCAGCTACCTCATGGCCAATGGTGCCGCAGGAAAAGCGGTTGTCTTCGGCACGGCGACGGCGGGCGACAGCGGCACGGCGACGGCGGGCTACAGCGGCGTGATTACCATCCTGTACTGGAATGACAAGCGCTATAAGGCTCGCATCGCGCAGGTCAAGGACGAAGACGGATACGGCGAGCTGGAGCCCAACACGCCGTATAGGCTGAACGTTCAAGGGAACTTTACCAGAGCCGATGCTGCGCCGCGCTCTGGCGGCGACGGTAGCATCGGCGGCGTGGAGCGAGCGGGGACGGGCACGGTAGAACAGCCACGGAGCCTTTCTCCGTTGAATCCTACCGGGGATATTTTTATGATTGCTGACATCATCTTTGCATCTGGTTGGCTGGTAGTTGGACTGGCTCTAATTTTCAGGAGACGCCTGCGATGATTCTGAACGAAAACACCGCCTCGCATCCCTTCTACCAGCCGAACGTCCGCGTTCGCACGCCGAAGCAAGTACGGCCCCACTCTACGGTGGCCACCGGGGACTGTCCGGGTAATCCCGAAGGAAGATTCGAATGGATGCGCCGTCGGCAGAAGTGGAAGCGAGAACAGAAGAGGCTGAGGAGAATATCCAATGCAGTTTGAATTTGAAGGCGAACTTTACCGGATCGCGTTCCACCACCCGGTCCCCACGGATTTGTACTACCACGCAGGCCACGAGGCGCAGCTCGTGCGCGACTCCACGAACCAAAAGCCAGGGCACGGGCCGATGCGAATATTCTGCGCGGAGTGCGAAGCGCGTACTCATCACGAGGTGCAACTCTTCCCCGCCCCGAAAAACAGGGGCGTCGAGTGCGGGATCTACATGGCCCATTTCGGCGAAAACTCGAAGCCGGAATGGAAACTCATAACTCGCGGCGTTGCCAGGCTGAACCGGAAAGCCAAGGACCAGTACACGCGCGAGGGGGGGCGTGTGGCCGCGCTCAATAATGCGCTCTCTCGCAGCCACTGGGAAGCTGGGGAGTTCTGCGCCGCGGTGGTGACGGCATACAACAGGCGCAAGGATTACCGGGCGCAGGCTGGGGTGACCCTGTGACACCTATCCAGTACGCGATCGCTAAAGTGAACAAGCAACGCGCCAGAAAGGGGCTGGGACCGGTTCCCAACACCATAGAAAAACCCGCGCTCCCGCTAAATGCAGACGCCCCGGCGCCGTCGACGGAGGCCACGCGACCGAGCAAGTCGCGGGCATCCGTAAATTCCTACGATATGCACCTTTCTGACAAGCGGGCGAAGAGGACAGTGCCTCCCCTCTACGATGCAGTTGAGCCGAAACCCAAAAGCGAGAGGAAGCCTTGGGGCGGCGCCGCAATGTCGAAAGACGAGGAGAACAGGCTGCGCGCGGTTCTCGCGGCAGACCGCTTGATCGAAACCCGCAATTTTATAAATTCCGCCCAATACGAAGCGCAGCTCGTGCAGGAAGCCGAAGACGAAGCCCGGCGGCGCCGGATTGCGCGGTGCGAAGAAGAGATCCAGCGCCTGGAGGCGTTGCCCGCCAATATCAAAGACCGGGCGTACCTGGTCGCTATGGGCACCGAAGACTGGCGAGCGGAGAAAGTGCTGGAAGAGTACGGGCCACGAGAGGTCACCCAATGACGCACGCCGATGCAGCGCGCGCGTATGCCGCAGCCTACGCCAAAGCCAGCGACGCCCAGTTGATGAATCCGCCCGATGCGATTCGCGCGCATGCCCTGGGCATCTCGATTCCAGAAACATCGCCATTATCGACCGTGGAGTATACGTGTCCGGTGGTACCGGACAGCCGGACATCCGGCGACAGCCGGTCCTACAACCATGACGGATGCGTCACGAGATGGTTGCAGGAACGGGATGCCCGGGAGCGGGCCGAACGGGCAGCGTCCGACTGGCGCGAGGCCGCCAACGACTGGTGCAACCGGGCTGAGAGGGCGCGAAAAAGAGTTCGCGCTCTGACCTGGGTGACTTGCCTGGCTATCTTTGCGGCGGGTCTGGCATGGTGGATCAATGCCCATCCGTAAGGAGTTTCGGAAGTTCTACCGCGGTGCCGCCTGGAGGGATGCGCGGCACCGCATCCTCGCCCGGGCCGGTGGGAAGTTCAATCTCTCGGGCAACTACCTGGGATCAGCCAGGTGCGAGGCCTGCGGGAAGCCAGATAGGACGAGGGTTGAAACGTTCAGCGATCACGCCATGGGCTTCCTGGGGCACCGCGGCCTACCGGTGATGTTCTGGCGCACCGCAGGATCACCCTGGCGCGATTGGGATGGCGTGGACGACGGCCAGGACCACCGTAATCACCCGCATCTTGTGCCCGAAGGAGATGGTTGCCTCGTCGCGAATACCGATTTGCGCGCTTTCTGGGTGGCTGAAAGGAAAGCCATGAAGTCCCGCGTCTGGTTTCTCTCTACTCCTCACGCCACGGGCGCCTGTGCGACTTGTACGGCGCCCGCCAGGGGCTTCGACTCCCAGGCAGTGACCCGATGCTGTGGGGAGTGCGAGAAGGGCTGTCAGTGCGGCTTCCAGGCCCGACAGCGGGAGATTGTACGTGAGATGCCAATTCAGCACAAGGCGAGGAGGGCTACGGCATGAAGTCCGAAATCGAGAAACTATCCGCGCTGGTGGAGCGCCAGCGGCAGACCATTGCGCGCCTGTCGGCTCCCGGCATCGAGCGGGCGCCCTGGTTTTACGCGCCCTGCTCCAACTGCGGAGCCATCGAAGGCATGGGGCTGACGACGCCAGAAATCGATGGGGCGCGAAAGCCCGGATACAGCTCGCTCTGGTGCATCCGGGTGTTTTGGTGTTGGTCAAGTTGCTAAACCGCTGTAAGCCGCGGGAGATTGTTCGCGAGATGCCAATTCAGCACAAGGCGATGCCGGAGGTAAAGCGATGACGACAGAAGAAGCTGTACAAGCGATCACGGTGGCGCTGGATCGCCGGTGCTGCCATCAGTGCCACGGCGCGGGGACGGTTAGCGTGATGGGTGGGCAGGTGTTCGAGACGGATTCGGATGAAGAGGCCCAACTGGCGTACCAAACTGTGGCTTGCCCGACATGCATCAAGGTCCGAGCCGACGCTCTCGCCGCGCTGGAGGAGATGCGGAAGGACTCGGAGCAAACGGCAGAAGAGCCGACGCATATCTACCACGCTTGTGGCTATATCGATGAGGGCGGTCCTGGATTCCCTTGCACAAATTCTGTTGAGCTTGGGAAACATTGTGAAGGCCATACAGATCCGGCAGAGCAGAAGACCGCTAATGCCGACGCTGCCATCGAACAGGCCGAGGATGAGCATATACGACGATTTGGCGGCGAATGGGGAGATGAGCATACGGAAGATCGTAAGGCTTGGGCGGCACAGAGGGCTGGGGCCGCTTGCCAGTGCCCGGCGCGGATAGCGATCCGGTTATTTCTATCCGGGCTCGCGCCAGCCTCCCTTGGTAGACAGATGTATTTTTTGAAAGATCGGACGGAACTTGAATCCGCCCTCTCCGCCCGCTGCCCATGCTGCGCGGAGCGGGATGAAGCGATCCACACGCGCAGCCTGGCTCAAGCGGCGAGCACGCGGGATCTGGAGGCGAAGCGGGCAGTGGAAGAAAAATTACGGCTTGCGCTGGACATAAATGACCTCCTGCGGGCGCGGGTGCCGTTGGAGCCTGGCGCGAACACAAATACGGCGCCGGTAAATCCGCTATTGGTGGGGACTAATGCGCCGAAAGCGTTAAAGCCGCAGGGCCTGGCGGGCATTGAGAGCGGAGGGAAAAGCTGATGCCTGAGAAGTTGCTGAAGCCCCCCGCGCTGAGGAGCGACCCGCTCGCGATCCCGCCGGCCCAGCCGTCGTCCGCAAAGCCGGGCGCTGGACCGACTCTGAGCCATGAGGAGTTGCGGAAACGTGCAGTCCAGTGGTTGACCAATACCAAGCGCTGTGGCGTCGTCTTGTCGGAGATCGTTACAGGTTGCTCCGAGATCCCCGACGCCATCGGGTGGCGCGGCCACACCTCCTACATTGTGGAATGCAAAACAAGCCGTTCCGACTTCCGTGCGAATAAAACCAAAATTCACGCGCGCTGTAACCGTGGCGTCGGACAGTTCCGCTACATCATGGTGCCGAGATGCCTGACGGATCAGGTATTGAAATCAGAAGCGCCGGTACGGCCTGAAGACCTGGAAGGTTCGGACTACGGATTACTCTGGTGCTCGGCAGAATCCGGCACGGTTCGAGTGATGAAGGAAGCGACCGTGCGCGAACAATGCCAGGATGACGAGATCACGATGCTAGTGTCGGCATTGCGGCGCGTGCGCGCAAGAGAGTTCTTAATTCTTGTCCAAGAAACGCAGCAGGACTCCAGAGCCGATGCTGCGCCGCGTTCCGGCGGCGACGGTAGCATCGGCGGCGTGGAGAGAGCGCCCCGAACCACAGAGCAACCCGCCCCAGCACCTTCTCAGGAGAACGCTTAAATGCACTGTGAACACATGAACTTGCCCGGCGGTGGTTCCGTCATCGTCTGTGGGCCGAAGAAGGCAACGAAGAAATGCTCGGTATGTGGAAGGGGAAGCCGGGAGTATCGGCTCTGCGACTTCCCAATGCAGGCTGGGAAAACTTGCGACCGGATCTTGTGCCCAGCATGCGCAACGCACCAGAAACCGAATCTTGATTACTGTCCTCAGCACGCGGCGCTGTTGACGCCGGAAGGGAGACTGAAGCTGTGACGGATGTTGAATTCTTCGAGCAGATTGCCAACCAGGCGGAGACCGTGCGCCAAGAGGTGCGGGCGCGGAACGTCCCCGGTGATGCGAGTATCGGCGTGGAGATGCTGTGCTACTACCTCCGCGAGGTGCACAATAAGGCGCTGATGGCAGCCCGGCGGATCGAGGAAGTAGCGGCGGTGGCCAAGGCTGCGGGGGATTGAAACAGATGAGCAAGATTCCTGAGAAACCGGTGAGCGAGTATGTCCCTTCTCCAGGCCGTGCCGACGCTCCTGGAAGCGGGCGAACCCGCCTGATCGGAGCCCTGGTCCCAACTTTCCAGGTCGAGTGCGGTATGTGCGAACGCCACTCAATCGGCACGATCGCGGACGGTGTGGACTACGCGGCAAATAGTAAACGAGTGGCCGGACGGATACTGCGCCGCGCGGGCTGGGGCCGGTCCTCCGTCTGGGGGTGGATTTGCCCCAGGTGCGTGAAGGTCGGTTGCGCCAGCCGACAGCCTGGATTCGAGCCGCACTCGATCAAGAAAAGCGAACCACGCTCCCCCAACTGTTCACTAATGCCGGAGACTATACCGTGCCTAGGCTGAAATCCTGGATTTCGCGGGTTCCTTATATTCTGGAACAACTTAACTCGGTTACCCCGACCGTCTATACCAGGCGGGAAGTGGAGCAACTGTTCACTATCCGAAAGGTGAAAGCCATCGATTTGATGCGCGTTGCCGGCGCGAGGATTGAGCACGGAATGGAGGCGGAAGTCACCCGCGAGAACCTCAAATTCTACGTCGAGCACTGCCCGGAGGCGATCTCCTATTACGCCGAGCAGGCCCGCCGAAAGCGGATGGCGAGGGATCTGCTGGAGAAGGAATCGGCGCGGGACGCTATTGTCCGGTTCAGCCAGATGATTGCCAGCCGGCTGAAGCCCGCAGACCAACGCATCGAGTTCGACAGCAAGAAACTGGCCGAGTGCCTTTCGATTGGCCCGGGGATTCTGACGCTCCGGTTTAGCGATTCCCACGACTTGGCCTACAAGATGGCTCTGCTGGCCATGGCAGGGCATAACGACGGCGAGACGCTCTGGGGAAAATGCGACCCACCGCGGGGAGTGCCCTTCGCCGGCGAACCGAAGTACACCCTGCTCAACCATCCGTTCACCACGCACCCGACGTACACCGGCAAGGGATGCGCCATGTGCGGGAGGCCTGAAGCGGTTCATGTGGACATGACAGGCGCGCTCCGCTTGGCCACCCCGGAAGAAAGAGCACGGATTATGTCAGAGGAGTTGGTGGCATGAGGGCACCGCTCTGCGTCGAACTGTTTGCTGGCCGATTTGGTTGGGGCCGCGGCTTTGTGTCTGAAGGCTTCCGAGTGGTCGGATTCGACATCGTTCACGAACCCTATCACGGTGAGGTTCCAAACGGCTGCCAACTCGTGCTTCAGGATGTGCTCACCCTCCATGGCTCACAGTTTAGGGACGCAACGTGCATCGTGGCTTCGCCGCCCTGCCAACGCTTCAGCTATATGGCGATGCCCTGGACGCGAGCGAAAGCACAAGCCGCTGAGATCCGCGCGGATAAAAGCGGCGCCGCGATGGCAGAATTGACTGCCTTGTTCGACTCTTGCTTCCGTATCCAGCACGAAGCCAGCGAAGCGGCTGGCCGCCATATCCCGCTGGTGGTAGAAAACGTGAAAGGTGCCCAACCTTGGGTTGGGAGGGCGAGGGCTCACTTTGGAAGCTACTATTTATTCGGCGATGTGGAATCGGTTAGCGGCGCCATCGTGGCATCGGTTCCCCGGTTCGGGCAAGTGCTGCGCGTCAAGCGGTCGCAGAAATTCAACCCGGACGGATCGCAGCATGGTCAAGGCTCATGGTTTGCCATTGCCGACTCCAAGAATAGGGGCGCGCAGAAACGTGATGGCCGCGACTCCCACGCCTTTGAAAACGGGCTCGAGTCATCACCGAGTTTCAACGGCGCGGAACATGAAACGCGGCACGTGAAAGTGCCGGGCATGAATTGGAGCGGGTCGGATCAGCCAGGATATAAGGCTGTATGTTTCCGAGATGAAGGCGCGCGGCAACGAAAGAACGACGGTGGCTCCTGGTTCGCAGTGGCGCACAATACCAAAAGCGGCACAGGGCAGAATCCGGTGAACGGACTGAAAACGGTCGGCCACGTGAACAAGCGAGATGGATTCGACCACACGCGACGCCTGACGAACCAGAGGGAATCGGACGCCGTGAAGCAGCATCTATCCGGGCCGGAGTGGGCGCGGCATCCGTATCCTCCAAATCAGACAGCCGCAAAGCGGCCTCGGCCATGATCGCGGAGATTCCCTTCGACCTGGCGCGATACATCGCGCGATGTTTCAAGCCCGCAACAGCGGGTAGATCGGAGACCACTGCATGACGCCCCAACAATTTGCCGACCGCATGAACCGGATGACGGGTGAGGAGATCGCCCAAGCGATGGAATCGCTGCCTACAGACGCGCTGGAGTGGGGTGTGAAGTTCGAGGCACTGGGCAACATGCCTGAAAAGCTGCCGAAGGGTTCCACGCTGAAACGTGACCCGTGCGTGATCCCGCCAGCCCAACCGTCGCCAGCAGAGCCCGGCGCTGGGCCGGCTCGGAAATACTGTAACTGCATCCACGGCACCGATGCCGGCCGGTACTGCGTGATCCGGCACGCTCCGTACTGCGCGCTCCATGGGGAGCACGCTTGAGCTATCGGATCATCTGCGGTGACGCGCTGACAGTGCTGAAGACGATGCCCGAGGAAAGCGTGCAGTGCTGTGTGACGAGTCCGCCGTACTGGGGCCTCCGCGATTACGGCGTGGTCGGGCAACTTGGCTTGGAGCCCACCATCGAACTGTACATCGCCCATATCGTCGAGGTGTTCCGTGAAGTGCGGCGGGTGCTCAAGAACGATGCGACGCTCTGGCTGAACATGGGGGATTCCTACTGCTCCGATGCCGGCGCCGATAGAAAACCCACCACGCTTGCCGGAGCCCGTGTCCCTTCTGGATGGACAAATAGAGCGCAGCCACATCGGGTTCATGCACTCCGTAAGGGCAAAGATAAAGACCCGAAGCGCGGGGCGTCCGCCGACAGCGCCGTGATTTCTGCGGTAACCGGCCTAAAACCGAAAGACCTCTGCATGATCCCGGCGCGCGTCGCGTTGGCGCTGCAAGCGGATGGCTGGTGGCTCCGCTCAGAGATTGTGTGGCACAAGCCCAACCCGATGCCTGAGAGCATCCGGGATCGTCCGACCAAAAGCCACGAGATGCTCTACCTACTGTCGAAGAGCGAGAGGTACTTCTACGACGCGGACGCCATCAAGGAGCCGACTACGGGCAGCGCCCACGATAGAGCGCGTAAGAACCGCGCCGCCGATGGGCAGAAGACGCTGCCGACAGCGGAACGAAACGGGGTGCGACCGGCATTTGAGCGCCTCGGACGCGAAGGCCTGAACAGTCGCATGCACCAAGACCGCGACGCCAATCATTCGAGCGAGCGGAAGGTCCGCGCGCCCGGCGTGAACCCGAAGGCGCAGAAGTGGCCCAACGCATGGAGTGCTGAAGACGGCCGCCACGATGGAATCGGCAACGGTCGTTTCCGCCCGAGCGGCAACAAAGAGCGCAAACTCGCGGGCCCGGCGAATGGACGCCTGGAGACGCACATGGGCAGCGGCGTGCCCTGGCCGCCGCAGATTCGTCCCAAGCAGAACGAATCATTTTCGGCAGCGGTAGTGCGAACAGTGGAGCGGCGCAACCGGCGCACCGTCTGGACCATCGCAACGAAGCCATTCAGCGGCGCCCACTTCGCCACCTTCCCACCGAAGCTGATCGAGCCCTGCATCCTGGCAGGCTCCCGGCCCGGTGACGTGGTGCTGGATCCGTTTGGGGGCGCGATGACCACGGCCCTGGTGGCGCAAGAGCATGGCAGGGATTCAGTGATGATCGAATTGAAGCCCGAGTACGTGAAGATGGGCGACGCGCGACTCGCTGACGCCAGAGCCGGTTCAGCGCCGGTCCTCCGGCGACGGTTTGAACCCGGCGGTGTGGAGCAAGCGGACACGGGCGCGGCGAAGAAACCACGGAGCCTTTTTCAGTAAATGGCCGCGCGCCCAGCGGGGAATGGGCGGAAGGAAGGATGACAAATCATGAAAACGCGATGCAAGTTTCAGGTTGAAAAGGTCACGAAGTACAGTGGAGACTTTGAGCAAATCACGCTCAACGCCGTATATGGGGGATCGGCCGAAAATGTGAGCTTTGCTCAAGCCACGCCAACGGGGAAACTGGAAATCACGGTCAATAACCCGGCGGTAGTTGGGCAGATCACACCAGGGCAGTACTATTATCTGGATCTGATTCCAGCGGAAGCATAGCGGGCCCCGAATCTTTCAACGTTGAGTCCAAAGAACAGAGATTCTTTGGGCAAATAAATCGAATTCAGCCGCATCGCCTTGGCGGACAATAAAGGCAGCAATCGGTGAAGGAGAACAGACAATGATTCAAATGCAGAACCAGACGATGAAGGTAATCAATGGGCAGGGGGTAACGACCATAACGGTTCCCGTGTGGGACAACCCAAGCTGCCAGATCCTGCTCGGCACACTGAACAAACAATCGGACGCCGAAGCGGCGAACAACGCGGCGCTGGCGGAGTACACGCGCGAGGCCGTGAAGTACCAGACCGCGGCGGATGACGGGCGGCTGGAAACGACGGTACCGGCGCTGGTGTGGCCGGTGAAACCGAAGATGCAGATGGTGGGCGATCCGTACCTCTTGAACGGCGTGCTGATGCCCGGGGTGGCGACGGAGATCGACTTCTATCCGCCGCTGGTGGATTTTGTGGCGCCGAAGACGGTCGGTACGTCGGGGCCCAAGACCGCAACGGATTTCGCCGCATCGGGTCAGGTGACCAGGTAGGAAAAAGAAAAGACGTGACGAACGGGCAGAGCGGCATGTAGAGTAAAAGTAAAGGAGAATCAAGCTCTATGAAATCGACGACCACAAAGACGAAGGCGCCCGCCAAGGGCAACAAGGTAGCCGGGAAAATTCCAGCGAAACGGAAGGCGAAGTAGCATCCCGGCAAACACAAATGGCCCGCACTCGGGAAGAGCGCGGGCCATAGCTGCGTTTGTCAGGCTGAAAATACGGAGAGGTTCAACGCTGGGGTTGGGGTGCGCGGCGGTCGAGATCGAGGAGCGCCCCGGCCATGTGGTTGACGACGCGTTCTTCTTCCGCACGGTAGGACTCCGTGCGCTGCAACCCCGGAAGCATCCGCATCATTTCCAGGTGGATCAATTCATGGACCACGGTGACCTCGATGTCGCGCAGTATTGCGTCCAACGGTAGACGGTAGTCCGCGGGGTCGAGGACCTGAATCGCCGCGCTTTTCCTGGCTCGGTCCCAGCCGATGTGGCCCAGGGTTTTCGGCTTCATCTCTCCGGCGCGCGCCACCGCCACGGAGATGTCCCAGTCTTCGAGGTGCAGCCGCTTCTGCCATACCCAAACCTTTTCGGCGGCGAAGCTTTGGGCCATCACGGAGCGCTCAACCGGCTGGACAGATTGCGCGCGCACACTGCCCAGTAGAATCAGGGCCAGTACGGCATGCGCTGGGATGGTCACAGCAATTTGCCGGCGAACAGATCCTTGAACCACTGGGCTCCCTTGCCAAGGGCTGCGTTCCAGGCTGTGGAACTGGCCCGCCAGGCTGCGCAGGCTGCTTGACCTTCCGGGGTGCACAGGAAAGTGCAGAGGGATTCTGCCGCTTTGCAGATAGCTTGGATATCCGCGCTCACTGGATCGGATACGGAAACATTTACGGTTGGGTTTACAGATGGAGTTGCCATAAAAAGCAGATTCCTAGTGGAAAAGGGTTCGCGGTTATACCGTGTTGAAGCGGGACAGTTTGGGATTGCCAAGCAGCGGAGCCGAGTTTTCGTAGATGCCCATCTCGACCAAATCCTGGGGGGTGCACTTCGTCCAATTCACCCCACAGAGCAGGCCGCACCGGGTGAGCGTCGAGCACACGAAGGCCGAGCACACCATGGCATCCAACTTCTCGCCCTGCGCCACACGTGCGCCGATGACCGGGATGTCCCGCAGCAGGAACTCGAACAGGCCGTCCACGTCATAGGCTACATGACCGTCGCAGGCCCCCAGCCACGCGTAGAACTTCTCCCAGTCGATACGCCCGCGGCTTGCCTGCGACAGGCGTAGACCGGCCGCCTGGCCCCCCGGCGCGTACTCAGTGGAGATGACCGTGCCGAGCGGATTGGTTTGGACTCCATTGCGGTCGCCCTTCTCCAGGATGAAGGGCCGGGTGGATTCGGAGATCAGCACGTCGCTGCCCTGGTGAACGGATTGCCGCACGATGGCGCAATGGCTCGGCCCGGCACCGAATAATTCAATCAACAGGGGTAGCGGTTTCCGGCCCCAGAACATCACCAGATCACCGGGGCGCAACTGCGCGCGGACGGCATTGTATTGCGCAAGATTGTTCATAACGCTGTTTGCTCCACTTGGGATGTCCCGGTTTGTCGAGGCGGATCATCGGCGCCCCGGGCCGGTTTCGATGGTGCGCGGCGCTTCTTGGGACTTTTCAGCCCGGGTAGGTCCCAGCCCGGCAGTTCATAGATGGGCGGCTCCTCATCGTCCAATTCGAAGAACGGTTGTCGGCGCATGGGGGAACCTCCAGGAAAAGCAGGATTCACAAATCGGCGTAGCCCACCATCGGCTTGTCGTCGAGCAACTCGAGCCTGACGAAATGCGAGCAGGCTCCCAGAATGCGGATCTTGCCTGCTACCACGCGGATGAGGGGCTCGATACCGCAATCTTCGATAGGGCAGGCCGGATGGGAAAGCGGCACGTAAAGGATGTTCAGATTCAGATGGGACACGAGGTTGAAAGAAAGCGAGGATGGAGCGAACGTCTTTGGGGATTGTTTAACTTACTGCGCCGTGGGCTTCTCCGGCGTGGCCTTCGGGGAGCAGGTAGGCTCGCCATCGGGGCCGGCTACCAACTGCTGATCGCCGCACGCTTTCGCCAGTTCTGCCTGGATTGAATCCATTGCAGACTTCGCTTTTTGCGCCTGCATGCTGGCGCTGATCCACTCTGCCTGTGCCCTCCAGAATCGTGCGCGCTGCTCTGGCGTGATCGGTGTGATCCTGGCGAGCCTTGTGGCGAGAGCTTCGGCGGGGATGGGCGGCTTAGTGGCGGGAGGCGCAGTTTGGGCAAAAGCCAATCCGGCCAGCGCCATGATGATGAGAATCGTTTTCATATTTACTGAAGCTCCTGTGTTCCTTGACTTTTTGGTACGTACGCACGTAGTATCAGAATGTGGACGCGAAAATCACCCTACTGGCCGATGCGGAAACCTGGAGACGCTTCCGCGTTGCCTGCCTGGAACGCGGGATAGTAGCCGGGCGCGCGTTTGAGAAATTCATGAAACAGCAACTCGCCCAACAGGCGAAGGAGAAAAACAGATGATACCGTTTCTCGGACTTCCGGGAGTTCCCGCAATTGAGGTGATGTACTGGACACTCGTGCAGCAGGTTGACAAGATTCTGCTGCTCGTCGCTGGCACGCCGGCCGCTGCGTACCTGGAACAGTTGCGCGAGACATTCCTTACCATCTTGCGCGCTTACGGATGGTCGGTGTAAGGGGGGAGCCGGGCGGGTTCTTTACTGAACGCAAAAGTAATGCACTGGCCCGGACCCAGAATCAGTGATTATTAAATTAGTGGTGCTGGTAGATACCAGCACACTTGTGGCTGCTGAGGTTTGGCTGAAAACACAAACTGGCGCGGTCGCGTAAGCGGTTGCGAATGTGATCGTGACCGATACCGGAATAGACCCGCTACAAGTGAAAGACCCCCGCACGTCACTACTCGCCGAACTCAGGGTACACCCGCTCCCTGTGATTGACATACCGGTAGGGTTGTCACTGCCACTGAGATGCCCGGCGCCGAAGGCCATTCCACTTCCAGCTGCGATTCCCCCAGTAGTTGTGATGCTAGTTGGATCTATGATGGTTAGGTTCGCTCCGTCAAATAGTTCTATCTCCCGGAACACGCTGAACGCGAAACGGTGGGTAAGATCCCCTAGGCCAACTGTGTTGTCGGTATACGGTTGCCATTCAGTCGATCCAAACGTAACCATTCCAGAGTTAAGGGAATTGACAGTTTCCGTTCCTTTCACGTACAGCGTATCAATCGTATTTATTCCCGTAAATGTATTGTTGGCGGATAGCGAGGCCCCGCACCCGGTCGTTGACACCACGCCGCTGGTGGCCTGCAAGCATCCCGTGAGGGAGCCAATACTCAATGCAGTAACGGCGGCAACTCCGCTATTTAGCACCAGCGTATTAGCAACCGCCCCAGACCGCACGGACTGAAATACTCCCGACGCCCCGCCATAAAAGCCCTGAGAGAAATCCCCGCCTGACGATCCAACCAACTCTACAGGCGTTGAACCGGGTCCCAGCTCCAGGTAACTCCCATACCCGGAAGGAGATGACAGCCAACTCTGCAAATTGCTCCCCGCGACCCCCGTCACGGTTAGACTCGTCAATGCTCCCCCGACCGTCTTCCATGACCACGCGCCCGAACCGTTGGTCTGAAGCACCTGCCCGTTCGTGCCGTCCGCGTCGGGAAGGACGAAAGTGACGGAACTGGAGATGGCGTCCGGGGCTTTCAGCGAGATCGAATCCGTCCCATTGCTGGATCCCTCGCGGAATTGCAGACTGGCAGCGGTGGAAGTGCTGTATGGGCCGATGACGACGTGCCCCCCTTGGGTGTGCAGCCTCCCCGCCGGTGAATTGGTTCCAATACCGACCAGCCCATCGTTGGTGATCCGCATTTTTTCGGTCGGCGTTCCTGATGGCCCACTAGAATTAGTGGTCGTGAGAAATGCCAGGCTGCCACCCTGAGCGGCGGAATCTATCCCCCGTATGGCCGCCATCCCGTAATCCCCTGCATTCCAGTAGCTGTTTTTGAAAAGGACTCCGCCGCCATAATAGGCGGTTCTGCCGCCCGAAACCACTAAAGCATCGGCTGCTCCAGCGTCGCCTGTATTTATTACCGTGCCGCTTGATCCGACAACCATGCTGTCCTGCACACCCAACGACCCATTAGGAGTCGTCTGAAACAAGATCTGGGCACCGTGCGCGGATCCTGTCCAGTTTTCCGTGGTCTGAATCTTCACCGCGGCCTGCCCATCGGACCAGCCAAGGGTATATTCGCCATGGTCTACGCTGCTGCCGTCATAGCCTCGCCCGTCAAGGATAAACAGATTGTCGCCTGATTGCACGGCGGCGGGCGAACCGACCGTGCCCCGCGCGACGATCCCAGTCAGCACCGCCTCTGGATAATTCGATCCGCTGAAATGCTGAAATCGGCTGAGATTAGAGACGGAACCATACCCGGTATAACCCACGCCAGAGGCGCTCTCGCGACGTGTCCAGAGCACCCAGTCCGACTGCCCGAAATCGTCGTTTGAATTGACGGAAAGCGTTCCACCGCTAGCTGGTGGACCAATTGCTACCACCGGGCCAGCGCCGATAGTGATGGAGGCCACCCCTCCTTGCCCCGGCGAATACCCGCCGCCGATTTTGAGCTTACTGGAATCTGCATCATCGACACCGAAATAGTAGTTATGCGTGGACGTGTGGTCCATGACTTCGAACGATGCCTGATACCCCTGTACTTGTACTTGATTTGCACTACTCGCAGTGCTCCCTACCCCCACAGTAAGCGCCCGGGTGAGTCCAGACGTGCCGATGGAAACCTTTCCAGTCGCCCGATAGATGTCACTGCCGCTGGTCGTCCACTGTGCCGCCCCTGCCGCGCACGTCCCGAAGTCTGTGGTGCCGAGTTCGCAGATCACATTACCGGGAAACGTCGCCGGAGCCTTGATGGTCATGCAGTGCTTACTGCTCTGCTGGTCACATAGTTGGAGCGCGTTTGACTGCGCGAACAGCGGAAGGCAAAGGAGAAAAGTTGTTATGAGTTTCATAGTCTTCACATTGCTAACGTAGCGTGATCGAATTCCCAATTTCCGCCGAAGCCGACGAAACTGATGATGGAGGTAGAGTTCGCGGCGGAGTTGGTCGCCGCATCAACCAGCGGTCCAAACAACACGCCAGTGCCCCAGGTCACCGCCCACCCTCCGGTGCCATCCTGTTTGATGCGGGCCTTCCAGATCCACCCATCGGAAGGCGTGCCAGGGGAACTGATGGTCGTAGCAGCCGTGAGCGTCTGGTTGGTAGTGAGGACAACGGCTGGAGTTGCCGATGACGGCAACGGGCCAAATAAAACCCTATCGTAGGCGGCAGCAGACCAAGCGCCGGTTTGCAGAACCGACTTCCCGTTTGCCGGCACCCAGTCTGCCGTCGAGGTGGCGTTTCGGTTCATCACATAGAACCGGTACTGCATGTAAACGTAGGTGGTCCCGGTATTGTAATCGAACTCCAACGGGTCAGTGGACCGTGCCATGCCCGCGCTCACGGTATCGCCTATAGGATCGTTGGGACCGTAGAACACTACCTCAGTACCACCCATGTTAGATGGCGCGGGCGTCCCACTTGCGTCGGTGCATTGCACCGTGATGCGGGTAAATGATGCGTTCACATCCGTGGGGTCGGTCCATGTGACTCCAGGAATGCGAACAAAATGCGAACCATCTGCCCGCGTCACATCATAAGGATTTGGACCGCTTACGCCAGCAGCAATAGTCGCCGTGGTAACGCACGTCGCAGAGGGAAGCCCAAGTCCGCCCACGCTGAACGCCGAAGATGCCGTAGCACCCAACCCCACCAAATCAGACGCAGAGTACAGCCGGTTTGGATCTCCCAGGATGGCTCCGGTCATGCAGTACGCGTACCAATTGGTCGTTGTCGCCGGGACAAGCCGCATGAAAGGGAAAGACTGGCTGGCACCCACCATGACGTTCCACCCGACGCCCTGATACTTGGTTGGGTCGGTAGCCAGGGGGAGCCAGAAGGTGACGTTCTGCGGAACCTGGTTTCCATTGAGCGTGGGCGCAATGTTGATCTGCGTGGAGAGCAGACGCGTGATCGGGTCGGCTACGCGATTGGTGGGATAGTCGGCGGCGGCGACGGCGGTCACTGCCGACGCCTCAACCGTTACGGTCGCTGTATAAGGCGAGGCAGTGGGCGCCCCGTACTCATTCAGGCAGGTAAACCGCAGCGTCCAGCCGACAGCCGTTCTCCCCTGCGGAAACTGTATCGTCCCGCCGTCGTAGCTGGCATACGTCGCACCGAACGAGGAGCGCGGGACAGACACTATGGGGGTCCAGCTTGTGCCCCCCGTGATCTGCGCGTCGATCTGAATCGACGCAAGGTGGGAGTAGTTGGGATCAGATGTCGGCAGCGTAATCGCGTTCACCCCAACGAAGCCAAACGACGAATCATTGCCGTTCATCCCGTAGGCCGCGGTCGCTGTAGCCGCGGTGACGTTGGGCGCCGCTGCATTGGTCAGGATGGCAGGGCCAAAAAGCAGGCGTAAATATGCGGCACCGCCCCAAGCGGTGGTCTCCAGGACTGATTTACCGGCAGACGGGTTCCAGTCCGCAGTATTCGTAGCGTTGCGGTTCATGTAGTAGAACCGGTACTGCATGTAGGTGTACGTTGAGCCGACAGGGTTATAGTCGAACTCCAAAATGTCAGTCGCACGCGCCGCCCCAGGGCTTACCACGTCCCCGAGCGCGTCCAGCGGGCCATAGAACGGCACTTCCGTTCCGCCCTGTCCGGAAGGAGCCGGGCTGCCACCCGAGTCCACACACTGCACGGTGATTCGCATGAAGGAAGCGTTCGGGTCCGTGGTGTCGGTCCAGGTGACGCCGGGGATGCGAACATAGTGCGAACCGTCTGGGCGCATTTGGTCGTAGGGGTTTGCTCCTCCGACCCCGGCGGCGATAGCGGCGGTGGTGACCGCATTTGCGGCCGGCAGGCCCAAGCCCGATATCGAAATACCGGATGAAACCACGGAGCCGGGGTAAAGTGTGGCCAAATTGGCCGACGTGACCGCGACAGACGGTGAGCCGACAGCACCGGAGCAGGCGGCAATCTTCCACGTCTGCGCGGGGCCGGGGACAAGCCGGGCAAATTGGATCTGCTGACCAACCGTGTCCATGCGCGCCCATCCGCACCACGTGTACGTCGCTCCATTGTCGGTGCTGAGAAGATAGGTGACGTTCTGCGGTACCTGGCCACCGTTGAGGATTGGGATGAACCCTACCGTCAAGCTGAGGAGTCGCGTCGCGGCATTCACCGGATCGATATATCGCGTCCCGACTTCCACCGCCGATGTGAAACCGCTGACAGCGGATGCCTCTACCGTGACGCTCACGGTGATTGGGGAATCGGTTGGTGAGCCTGCCGCATTCAGCGCGGTGAACCGGACCGTCCAGGAAGAGGACGCCCGCGTCTGCGGAAACTCAAATACTGGGCCAGTATAGTCCACGTAACTGCCGCCAAACGATGCCTGCGGAATAGTTACGACATTTGTCCATCCCGTCGCCCCATTCAATTGCGCATCCACCTGCACCGCTGCCAGATAGGAGTAGTGAGGGTCCGCTGTGGGAAGGATGATGCGCCCGGCGAAACCGAAAGACGAATCGTTTGCCCACATGCCGTAAGAGGCCGCTGCGGTTGTGCCCGAGACGGTAATATTCGGTGCGGCAGCCAGAACGGCAGGGCCGAACGAAAGTCGCAAATAGGCCGCACTGCTCCAGGCCGTCGTTTGCAGCACGGACTTCCCGGAGACGGACCAATCGGCTGTGGAGGTGGCATTCCGGTTCATGACGTAGAACCGGTACTGCATGTACGTGTAGGTAGAACCGACGGGGTTGTAGTCGAATTCCAACGGGTTGGTGGCGCGCGCCATGCCCGCGCTCACGGTATCGCCGATGGGATCGTTGGGGCCGAAGAACGGAACCTCGGTACCGCCTTGGTCTGCCGGCGCGGCAACTCCCGAGGAGTCCACGCATTGCACCGTGATCCGCGTGAACGAAGCGTTCGGGTCCGTGGGATCCGTCCAGGTGACTCCAGGGATGCGGACAAAATGCGAACCATCGGCGCGAATCACGTCGTAGGGATTCGCGCCGCCCACTCCGGCCGCGATGGCCGCTGTGGTGACGCACGAAGCGGAGGGTAGCCCCAGCCCCGCAACGGTTCCGCCGGCGCCCGATCCAGTGATGCTCCCGCCCACGGCACCCAGCGCGGTCAACTCCGCCGCGGTATAGAGATGGTTGGGATCGCCGACAAGCGCCCCCGTCGCGCAGTAAACCGACCATGCCGTGTCGGCAGCGGGTACCAGGCGGACAGCGGAGAACGTCTGCCCCACCGTCGTCATCTTGTCCCAGCCGACGCCTTGGTACTTGGTTGGATCCGTGGCCAACGGGAAGAACGAGGTCACGTTCTGCGGGACCTGCCCACCATTCAGCACCGGCACGTAGGTAATCAACGTGGAGACCAGCCGGGTGATAGGATCGGCAGTGCGGGTGCCCGTGTCCGTGCCTGCGACGCTCGTCACGGCAGACGCTTGCACCGTCACGCTCACGGTGACCGGCGAGGCGGTCGCGGAGCCGAGTTCATTCACCGCGAGAAACTGCAATTCCCAATAAGCGATGGCGCGGGTCTGCTCAAATTCTCCGCTGCCAATGTCCGAACCGGATGAATAGGTCACCGTACTCAGGCCGAATGACGCGCGCGGCACTGTCACCACCGGAGCCCACCCGGTAGTCCCCACGATCCGTGCATTGATCTGGATGGAGTCCAGGTGCGCGTAATCCGGGTCGGTAGTCGGGAGTGTGATCGTTCCCGCAAGTCCGAACACGCTGTCGTTCGCCCACATGCCGTAGGTGGCCGCGGCGGTGGCGCTGGTGATGTTGGGGGCGGCAGGGCCGGCCGGAGGCGTACTCCCTCCGCTGACGCCGGCGATTCCCCCTCCCGCGAGTTGGATCCAGGTTGGCATTTAATTGGGTATTCAGTTGGCGATGAAGATTGAAACGGTTAAAGGCTTCGAGGCTTGTGGGCCTGAGTGCGGAGGGCTCGTGATCCTGCCGCCGGGGCCAACCGTCGCCGCAGGACGGCGCTGGCCCGGCTCTAAAGGTGTAAACTGGGATTGTTATTGCGGATTGGCGCAGAGGCAGCGCGGGAGGCTCATAACCTTCAGGTCATCGGTTCGACCGATATCCGCTACCAAGATCCCACCCACACGATGAGGGGGGAGTGGAAAGCCCAACGTAGTCAGGGAATTCAGGAATCGACGGGCATGGTTAGTAGCGGGGCCGGTTGTGAGTGAATACCCCGCGAAACAAACCTGAAGCCATCGCAGTAAACCGGCCGATCCGGGTAGATGGTGACAGCGGTTGACCGTAATGAACTCAACGGCCTGTAGGTCCTAAGTTGGGATACTGCTCTCCCCGCCCCTCCGATCTCCCGCACCCGCATTTGACCTCAGAGCCGCTTCAGCGGGCCGTCTTCGGCCTGACGGTTGAAGCGGCGGGAACCCAAAGCGGGCCGCCCTTTCAGCGCGTCTCCCGCCAACTTCTCAGGGCTTATCCCTGTGCTGCCGCCCTGGCATACCAGACACCCAATTCTTTTGAATTGTCAGGCAGGAGGAACGTTGCTGTCCCATCCTGGAAGGTGTCCGCTGCTGCTGCTTCGATGTCCACGTAATTGATAGAGGTGTCCACTTTAGCGATGCCGAACAGTTGGTTGGGCACTCTGGTAATCGGCAGCAACCAGACGATGAGAGCGCCCGGTAGAGTGATTGCCGTGGTATCCGCATGCGGGGCCGCGGTGGTTCCCGCGACGCCACGCTCGACCGTCCAGTTCGCGGTGCCCCCGCCGGACATGATCCGCATCCACTCGCTTTCGATCTGCACCACTGTGCCGGTTTTGGAATTGACGCCGCTGGCCACCGTGATCGCAGTCACGACGCCGTCGATGCCGCCAGATAGGGCATCGGGGCTCGGCTGGGTTACCCCGGAGGCGTCGCAGAGAATTGTTCCATCGGTCGGTAGTTGGTAGTCGCTCGTGAGGAGCAGTCGTGTGCCCTGCGCCCCGTAGATGTAGATTTCCCGATAGGGGCAGAATGCTTCGATAGATTCCAGGCTGGCGGGGGATTCGGCGAAGGCGCGAACCAGGATGGTCCTCTGCTGCCAGTTGGCCACGTTAATTGTGCTTGAGAGCACCGCGGTGTAATCGGAATTGAGCGCGGTGGAACTCGGTACGCCCTGGTCCAACCAATCGGCATCCTCAACGATGAAACGCGAACTCGCGTCGGGGATGGTGTCCCATGTGCCCTCGATGGTCAGCACCGTAGGCGTATTGCTTTGAATGCGCCGATGTTGGCCCTTACCGGTGCCGGCGAAGAGGCGGACAATGCGCCCCGGTTCGTCGCCCACGCGCATGCCGTGGGTAATCATGACCGCGGCTCCCCCGCCGGTGTAGGAGCCTGAAGTCGTAGTGCTGTCCAGGGTAAAATGCCGGTTATCAATCACGGTCACGGTATGCAGGCCGTTGGCCGCGGTGTTGCCCATGACCCCGGCGAGTTGTACTTCGTCTCCGGTTTTATAAATATTCGGCGTCGCCGTGGTGATCTCAATGGGCGATCCGGCGGCATCGGTCACTGGGACGGGAGGGTCGTATTGATCGACCGAATTGACAAAGTTCGCGTCTCCGATGGTGTTGGCGGAGAATGTGTCCGGCCGGGCGCGCATGACGAGGACGTCGCCGGCCTTGAAGCCAAGCGCCAAAGGATCCGGCGTAACCGTCAGCGTATCGGTTGTGTTCGCCGTCACCCGGAAATCCGCGATAGGCAAGGGGTCCGAAGAATTCAACTGGCCGAGAATCGAGCAATCGTAGCCGATCCATTGGGAAGCGGTCCAGCCGATCCCAGCCACCTGAAACGCGCCGGTGCTCACGTCGCTCAATGCGACGCCAAAGACGCCGGCATGCTGTACCAGTTTGGTGCGAAAAATCAGATTTGAGAATTGCGCGTCGGGTGGCCCCCACGAGAGCGTTTTCAGCGTGGTGATGGTGATTGAGGCCGGAGCGCTTCCGAAGTCGGTTTCATCGCCCTGATAGCCCAGGTGCTGCTCATCTGTCCCGGCGAACACCAGATATCCGGCGCCCCCATCGGCCCAGAACAAAGGCCCGGAGCCGATGGTGTTGGTAGCCGTGACCGAGAGGATGTTGATGTGGATCAGGTGCGAGAGTTGGGTAATTTGCCCGTTGGAATCTTTGGCCGCGATCGCAATCAGATATTCCTGGCGGCCGTCTATGGTTCCCCCTGTCGACGCGGTGACGCCTTGGATCTGGGTGAGGGGGGGGGCCGTCGCGGCGGAAAAGCTGTTGACCGGCTGGCGTCCGCTCACGGTGACTTGCGCGATCGGCGAGCCATCCGCCCCGCCGAGGTACTGCTGGCTGATGGCGAAGCCGTAGTCCGTCGGGGAGTAAACCGAATCGCTTGCGATGGGCTGCTCGGCGCCGGGGTGCCAAGGGTACGGCAGACGGTTTGTGGTGCGCTGGCCGGGATCTTGCCAGAAAGTGGCGGGCGTCTGTCCGTAGGAGTCGGTGTACCAGATGTCTTCATGCCACTGAAGGGTCAAGGTACAACGTTCGTAGTCCGTCTCCGGACTGATCTGAATCACCCGGGCCAGAACGCCGTCAATCGGGCTGCCTCCTGAAATGAGATGGGCGTAGGGATTCAGCGCCATCGCCTGGTAGCGCACGAGGACGATGTGCCCCACCCGCAGATGCTCGATGCGGTGGTTGGTGGGAATCTCAAAATACCGCGTCCCCCGCGAGTCCGTGCCTTCGTTGCCGTGCAGGTTCTCCGCCATGCGCTGGTTCGAAATGCGGATGCCTTGATCGAAATTCGAAATGCCGATTACCTGGAAGTTGTCGGCCACTTCCTGGCCGCCCAGATAGCCTCCGGCCCGGGCTACGTCCGGCGCGTCCACCATGGAGAGCGAATCGTCGGCATAGCTGTTATCGGCGTCCTGGAAGGGGAAAGTAATCCGGTTCGCCGTGCTGGCCGTGGGCTGAGCGTAAATCCGAATCTGCGGAACGCCCTTTCCGTCCTGCTCGATCACGTTTTCGTCGATCAGGTATGCGACGTACCCGACCGCCGCGTCGCCGTTGGCGCGGATGGAGTTGATGGCATCGTTGAAGTTCGAGCCCGCTACCGCCGTGGGCTGCTGGTCGGCCAGGGTCTGCCGGATGAAGAGCTGCAGTAGGCCAGTGTCCGAGTTGGGGACCAACTGGCCGTTGAAGCTGTTCTCCATGCCCTGCAGGACTTCGGCGGCGCTCCTGCGTTGACGTAGCGCAAACTCCGTCTGGAAGCGGTTGTGCACCGCGCTGGCGCCTGTCAAATCGGTATAAGTGACGCCGCCCTTGGCATGCTGGGAGACGGCATAGAAGCTGTCAATATCGAGTTCGCCGAATTGCCAGTTGGCCCAGGTCAGCACATCCATGGCGTTCCAGGCCGGATCGCGCGAGGGAACGCGAGCGTGGAGATTGCTCGTTGGAGTCCATGGCGAATCCCCTGGCTGGAAATCGTGGAGCGCCCGGTAGCGGATATAGCCGCCGGTTCCAGACCCGCTCAACGCAGAGCTGGCCAAGGTAACCGTGCCGGGAGGGCCCGTGGTGGCCCCGGCCAATTGCCAATTCAGGTTCACCGCAGACCAGGAGTTGCCGACGATCTGAATGGTATAGGGCGGAGCTCCGGCGATGTCGTAGTTGGCTACCCCCCCAGGCAGGGTCACCACGACCTTCGTCCCGTCGCCCACCGCACTGTCGATGAGCGCGTAGTGCCAGATGGCCGGACCTTTACAGAGGACGCGTACGGAGGGGATGCTGCTCGATTGCGCCAGTTCGTTATACACCACGATCTCGATCACCGCCGACGAGCCGTAGGGATCGCCGCGCGGGATTCCCGCCGAATCGTTGTATCCGGCGTCCTGGGTAGGACTGCCATTGCGCGAGCCGGTATGCGATCCCAGGGGGGTGCCGATGAAGTTCCAGCGGAAGAGCTCGTTCGCGGCGGTCACCCAGACCGTGTTGCCGAGGAAAGTGATCTGATGCGCTATCCCCAGTTGCGGTACGATGACCCCGTTACACACCACTTCGAGTATCCCGTCCGGCCCGACGTCCCCCAGGGAGACGACGCATTCCATGCGCGTCGCATTCCCGTCCCCCAGGACATTGACGACCAGCGGCTCGACCCATTGCTCGCCATACAACTGGGGAAAACTCTCGTTATAGATGCTGGTGTTCAGCGCAGAGAAGACCGTAATCTGTTTGCTCTGGGTGTAGCTGGTGGCTTGATTCTCACGGGAGGGCGGAATCCATTGCACACCCCCGAAGCGGCCGGTTTGGCGATTCGCCGAGTCCTTGAGATACATGCCGCGGGCGACGCAGTCGTCCTTGGTGTAGGCACAATCCGTGTAAGTCCCGTTGCCACGTTGACAAGTTCCGCCAATCTCCGGATCGATTCCAGCCTGGTCCGGGTTGTAGCCGCATTCCCAGTACTGCGATGCCGGGTTGGTGGCGCCATCCAGACGCTGCGCGGCAGTGGCTGGGAAAATCCACGGGCAGCGGGGCTGGCAATGAACGGCCGGCAGAAAGACCTTGGCGGTATTGTGCGCGCTCGTAGCGGCGACCGTGAGGAGTTGCCCGCCGTGTTCCATAATCGGCGCGTCGCAGATGCCGCGGAACTTCATCGGCGCGTCGGAGGTGAAGACGTAGCTTCCGTTCGATGGGTCGATATCGAAGAGCACGATCTGTACCGTCAAGATCGCGCCCTTGAAACCCGGCGCCGGCGCCTGCTCGTAGCTGGTCCACAAAAATTGATCGGAGTTGTCGAGGTGGAGGGCGAATGAGGGGATCCGGTCCAGGCCGGACTCGGATCGGGATTGCAAAGCGCCGATGTCCTGCTTGTCAACGCGCGCCATCCAGTCATGAGACTGGAACTGGTAGCCGCCTTCGGTGAGGTTCAGGGGATGGGTCGAGAAGCGGGCGTAGGAGCCGTCAACGAATTGCAGCGTTGCCAACAGCAGGGGCTGATAGCCCTGGGGCGAGGCGTCTTTGTTGGCGATGACGGTACCGGAGAGGAGAGGCATGGACGTGAGTTATACGCTACGATGAAGGGTCGGTGGGTTCGAATCCCACCCGTGTTTGCGGTGCACGGAGACCCGGCTGGTAGCCGGACAGTGGGTTTGACAGATCCCACAGCCGCAATTGAAAACCTTTATGAAGGTATCGGAGCTGATCGGAATACTGCAAACGTTCCCGGCAGAGGCTGAGGTAGGGGTGTTTGCCGCGTTTGACGACAACGGCCCATGCACGTGGGAGACGCCGGTGGTTTACCGGTGCGACGATGACGGTTCCGTTCGCATCGATCCCGGGGAATGAATGTTATGGCGAAGGCCACCCAAACAATTCTCGCCAAAACTGAGCGGTGTTTTTGGTGTGAGACCAATCCCGATGAAACCGCGATTGGCCACGAAGGCCCCCATGCTACCTGGTGTCCATATTTTCGAGAGTCGCAGCGTGGCGGAGTTTCGCCCCGCCCGCAAAGCCTTCTCAGTGCACCTCGTTCGTTTCCACCAGTCGGACCGATAGCGAACTGACCCCGATTGATTCGTGATGTATCTCCAGTGAATCGGAATCGAAGCGCACGTCGGAATACGTCACGGCATTGTCTGGGTCTGTGAATGAGAACGACTGAAATCTTCCCCAGCAGCCCATGAAGAAGTTCTCCAGCGTGGCCAGGTCCGCGTCGGTTAGTACGGCGTAATCCAGTTGCCAACCGTGCAGGGCATTGCCCGGGAAGCCAGCGAGGCCGCCGCCGATCCACGCCCAGGAATAGCGTGGCCCGAACACGTTGTCGTTGCGCAGCACCGCATACCGCTCGATCCGCGTGTACGGCAATTGCGCATTCAGCCCGATGGCCAGATTCGGGTAACTCGATCCTGCCGTGGGCAGCGTGAACGTCCGGTTGGCCGTCTGCCGCGCCGTGAGCGTAAAGTTGTAGAGCTTCGGCTCGCGCTCCGTCATGGGCAGCGTGTCCTGCTCGAGCGCCATGTTGCGGTAGAGGCGTCCGACCCTGATCGGATTGCCGGCAGTGTAGGAAAGCGCGTCCGCCACCGTGGCGCTCGATCCTGCCTGACTGAGTATCGTACTGAGATAGGGACTGCCGCCTCCGCCCGCGCCTTCGATCACCACGTCCTTGCCGACGTCGAGCGCGGTGAAAGAGTTGGTGGCCGACGTCAGCGTGGTCCCGGAGATCACGCCGTCGATCAGGGCGCGGCCCAACACGAAATCCCAGGTGCTGTCGTAGGAGCCTTTTTGCGAATCGAAAAAGGTGACGATGGCCGCGGTCTCGGCGGCGGTCATGCTGCTGTACGCCAGGCTGAGGCGCGTGAGCGGCGCCCGGCGCTTCCATCGCTGCTCGCTGAAATTCAGGTGCTGCGAAATCCCAGTCAAGAATTCGACGGTTCTGAGCACCGGATATTGCGCGCACGCTCTTCCGCCCCTTGTTAATGGTAGTAATCCAGCCATGCTAAACCACGCTCGCCTTGCGCATCGAATTCAAAACCACCTGGTTGCCGGAAAAATCGTTGGCGATGGTCTGTGAGATCGCGACGCCATGCTGGCTCAAGAAATCATTCACGCCCTTCGAATCGATCGCGCTGACGTTGAACGTCACGTTTCCCCCAGCGCCGGGCGACATCGGATTCGAAGGCGTCGAGGGATAGGGCTGCTGCACCATCGGCGGCCCGAATTGGGAGGTTACTCCGCCAGGCACCATCGTATTGTGCTGGTAGTCGGCATACGGTTCTTGAACCTGGGGATAGGGGCCGAGATTTGACCCCCTGACGTCGCCATTCATACTGTAATCCGAGTACCCCCCGTTGGCCCCCATACTCACGTTCAACGGCGTAGGCGCGAAGAATTGCGAGGTCTTCAGCTTGTTCTGGATGTCCGTCTCGCGCTGTTGCGGACCCGCCGTCAGCAAGCTGCTCAACATACTGAGGCCCATACCCGCGCCCGCCACGATGGGTGCCGCCGGACCTGCAAGCCCCGCCATCATGGCGATGGCGCCGCCGGCCGACGCCAGGGAGCCGAGAGCGCTCATTGTTCCCTTGGCCCCGCCACGGCTGAACCCCTGGTAGGCCCCGAGGATTCCCCCTGCGGCGGCCCCGGCGATGCCTATTCCCTTCCCCAAGGTCAAACCCGATCCGCTGGTGCCCTCTCCGCTATCGCCGCCACTTTGCTGGCCATCCGTAGGCAGGCCCCAGGTTTCCCCTCCTCCGGCGGATCCGGTTTCACCCGAGCCGGTGCTGCTGCCGTCGCCGGCGGATCCGGTTTCACCCGAGCCGGTGCTGCTGCCGTCGCCGGCGGATCCGGTTTCACCCGAGCCGGTGCTGCTGCCGTCGCCGGCGGATCCGGTTTCACCCGAGCCGGTGCTGCTGCCGTCGCCGGCCATCCCCGCCGGGCCGCGCTGCCACAGGCCGGAGGAGTTTTGCGAGAGACCCGCCGTTGAGTCGCCGCCGCCGATAGTCTCACCGCCCGTCGTCCCGCTGCTCGGGTTCAGCCATACCCCGTTCATGCCGGCCAGACCGGCGAAGGTGTTGAACCCTCCGAGGATGCCCGAAGCCGACCCACCGCCGCCCGAAGGCGACGTGGCCCAATCCTGGACTTGCTTCAACAGGTCGGTCAGGTTGTTCAATGCCGCCGTGTTGTCGCTGGTTTTTTGGGTGTTGTCTGCCACCTTGAGGGTGTTGTCGGTCATGCCCGCTTTGGCCGGATCCGGGCCGAGGGGTGTGCCCGTGAGGACCTTCCCGAGCGTGGTGCCCGCCTTGGAGCGCAGGCCTCTGGTGGCCTTTTGAATCTCCGGCCACACCATGCCCGCGACGTTGCCCACTATGGTGTCTTCGATCTTGTTGACCTGGCCCTTCAGGAAGCCCCCGACCCCGCCGGACTTCGCTGCGTTGAATAGGCCCACCGCGAACGATTCGAAGGCCTCCTTCTGTTTCAGCGCCAGGTTGAGCAAGGCGTTCTCGCGTTCCACCTGCGCGTCGAAGACCTTTTGTTTGAGATCGGCGTCCGCTATGTCGCGGGCCGCTTGTTTGTCTTTTTCGGTCTCGCGCAATGCAGCGATCTTCAGTTCCGCCTGATATTCCAGCGCCGCCTGATTGATCCGGAGACTATATGCGTCGGCAACGTCCGTGCCCTCGCTCTCGCCCGCCAGACGGTTGCGCACCCCGACTTGGCCCAGTTGTTTCCGCCCCATGTCGCGCAGGTTCTTGAGCGAATCCTCATCCACTTTCAGCGCGGAGGCGCGCACGTCCTTGGCGGTTTTAACGAAATCCTTGGCTATCGTTTCCGCCGCCTTATCGGCGTTTTTATAGACTTCTTCCCATTCCTTGCCTGCTTCCTTGGCAATCTTGTCACCGATGGTGAGGGACCGCTTTTCGAGTTTGTCCAGTTCCGCGGCGTACTGTTTCGCCGATTCACCGACGTAGGTCACGAACGCCGCGCGCTCCTGAAGATCGTAGGACGCATTGACCTTGCCGGCGTTGGCTTGGGGTTTGCGTAATTCGTCGGCGCGCTCGCTGGCGATTTTGACGCGGGACTGGTCGTACTTTTTCTGCGGGGAATCTTCTCCCGCGGCGAAAGACGCATTGTAAAGTTCCTGGGAGCGCCTGGTTAATTCGATTTCCCGCTTCTGCGCGGCGGACAACTGGCCGATGGCTTTTTCCTGTTCTTTCAGAAGTTTGATTTTGGCGTCGAGCTGCTGAAGGTCCTTCAGTCCGCTGGCGCGCTTGGCATCCGTATCGGCTGCGAGATAGTGGGCCTCGGTGCTTTCTCTCGTCGCCTGGAGTTCCTTCAGATCCGCCTGCATCCGCGTTTTGGGGTCTTCTCCCGCCATGTTGTAGGCGCGGAGTTTCTGGCTATTGGCATCGCGCAGCGCTTGCTCGGGGGCGATCGCTCCGGGGAGTTTGGGTGCCCCAGGCGCTGGTGCCGCCGTACCAAACCGCTCCCACAGATCCCGTATCTGGTCAAAGGCTTCAGCGCCGCCGCCGATTACCCCCGCGCCAGCGCCAATACCTTCCAGCCCCTTGCGCGCCTGACTCTTCTCTGCTGTCTTGCCAATGATAAATTCGATCACTCCTATGGCGGGAATTGCCAGCTTTTGTTTCAGCGCATCCCACTGGAACCCCAGAAGCACCAGTTCTTCCTTGTACTTCTCGGCCTTGCCGATGGCCTCCTCGGTCATCACCACGCCGCTTGCTTTGGCGCGGGCCTCCAATTCCTGGAAGTGGGCAAATAGCGGTTCCATCTCCAGGCCACTGCGCCCGAACAGCGTGATCGTCATGCGGTCGCGCTCCATGACGTCGCCCACCGCGGCTAACTTCTGGAAAAGAGCGGGCAGTAGTTCGCCCATGGGCTTGAAGGCGGCGTCGGCCCCCATGCCGAGTTCCGCCAAAACCTGCTTTTGCTTCTTGCCTTCGTCCGAATTCTCGCTCATACCACGCGAGAGCGTACGCATTGCCGTTGTGAGCGTGCCCGCATTGACCCCGGCCATCTCCGCCGCACGGCCGTATAACTGCGTCTCGGTGGTCGTCATTCCCGTGCGCGATGCCAGACGGGAGATCTCCTGAGCATACGCCGCAGTCTGGTTGGCATTTTTCAGCAGCCATCCGCCGGCCAGGGCGAGCCCGGCCCCCACACCTACTGCCGCCACTCCGATAGCGCCATATTGCAGCGCGAAGCTCTCCGCCGCATTCCCCGCCGCCTGTAAGGGGTTCTGGATGAAGTTCTTGATTGAGGCGCCTAACTGCTGGTTGCTCTGATCGTGCTGGGCGTTGATTTTGAGCGCCTGCTCCTGCGCAGCCTGGATCTTCCGCCAACCCAACTCTTCCACTTCGAAGGCGCGTTTCTGCTGGGCCCGATATCGCTCCCGGTCCTGTTCGCTCTTGGCTTCCGACTTGGCGTAGTCTTCGCTGGCCTGGTGCGCCCGCTGCATCGGGTTGACCATGGCGGCTTGCCGCTGGTTCAGTTGCTCCTGAGCGGTTGCCAGTTCCTTGGTGCGCTGGACCTGCTGCTCCGTGAGCGCAACTACCTTGCCTACGTTTTCCAGCCCGGTTTGTACGGCATTGAACTCTAATTCGAAACTCAAAATGTGACCCCTGTCAAACGGAAGCCGTCCGAAGAGTTTTTAACCATTCGCTCGGGTGTTGGGCGTGTTTTTTCAGATTGCATGGCGCGCACAATAGTTGAATGTTGCCGATGTCATTTGACCCGCCGCGAGATACCGGCATAATATGATCAGCGTGAAACCCGTCCGCAAGATCGGCAGCGCAAGCAACACATTTGCCGCCCTGCTTTGCATAAAGCTCCCTGATATCGATTTTTGTATGATGCCCGCCATTGCCGTTAATCCGCGCCTGCCTATTACGATTTCTCACGCGTGCGGTTTCATTGAATGCAGCCCTATTTTCGGCAATCCATCGTTTGCCTGAAGCTTTGCATTGTTCCTTGTTGCGTGCGTACCATTCGTTGGCCCATCGTCTCCACTTCTCCGGATCGTTTTTGCGGCGCTCGGCCTGCCTCTCTTTTGTCCAATACGGTGCGGTAGACTTCTTGGCTTGGTAATAAGCTTTCTCGTATGTTGTCAGGTAATCAGGATGATCTCGTCTCCACTGTTCACCCTGCGCCTTTATGTGTTGTTTGTTCGCCTGATAATATTCCCGGTGATAAGCCTTCAGGTCTTCACGATGATTGGTGGCGTAGCGTTGTTTGGCCGCCGCCAGTTGCTGCTTGTTGGCGACAGCCCAGTCCCTGTTCAATGCCTGGATCTTCTCGCGATGTTTCTCGTAATAGCGCTTGCGCTTCGCGACCACATCCTCTTTATTGGCCAGACACCACGTACGATGGCGTAACGCGACGCAAGATTTACACGTGGAGTTCTCAAACAGGGTTGCAGGCCCGGCGAAGCCACATTTCGAGCAACATTTGGTAGGATTGGATTGCATCTGGTGGCCCTCCATTGGCCTCCGGAGCTTGGGACCATGCTGCTTCTAACAGTGTGGCCCCTCTTCTATTTTCAGCGATTGCTGTCTGATTTGCAATGGAAATCAGCGAGTTAGAGAATCAACCTGCACCACCGATGTTGCACGACGCAGTGCCCATTGTTGTGGAAACGCGGTGCTTACCAAACCGGTTAGGCGGCGGCCTCTGGGGTCGGGTGATGCTCGCCGCGCGTCATAACCTTGCAGGTGGCGCAATATTCCAGGGGCTTCGGGGTCTGCTGCTCTTCGTGCCGCGCGCGGAGCGCCGGGAGGAAGCGAGTTTCTTGATGGGCTGGAAGGCGTTTCACGCGCGAACCGCGGTCGGCATACCACGCTTCCAGGAGTTGGCGGTCTTCGACGGTCATGTCAATTTCCCAACAGCCTTCTGTCTGGCAACCTCACTGCGGATTTTCTGGTCCTGAATCAAGCGGGCGGCGTCATAAAGCCACCCAGGCGATTGGCTCAAATCCATGATGGTCCCTGTCTCTTCCCTGACCTTGGCCGCGGCTACGAAGATCTGCACTAGCTCAAAGTTGCGCGGGGTAATCAGGCAGACCGGGCATTCATTGGACTCGACCCCATCGACCCAATAGTTCACCGGGAGCATCTGCTTGGCCGATTGCGAGTAGGCTTTGGTCTCTCCGCCCGCGCGCCAGACGACGGGCCGCTTCGGGTCTACGTCGCCGGGGAAGTGGCGGGGGCAGTTTCGCTTTTCGTGGAATCCACCGGCGGGGCTTCGACAGACGGCGCAATCGAATTCGCTTTCTGCCCATCCGCCTTCTGCCCAGAAGTGGTAGGCGATGGCGAGTTTTTTGAGTCGGCACCCGACAGATAGGCTTCGGCCCATACGGCGGCGAAGACCTCGGCAAAGAGCTCGCGCGGCCCGAATTCGATCAACTGGTCCGTCGTGAGAGGTTGCCCCTCGACCGTGACGCCCTCGATGGACAGGAGGGCGGCTTTGACCCAGGGCGATTCGATCTGCCGGTCGGCAATGCGCGAGGCTTCCTCCAGTCGCTCCCGATTGAGAGCGTGTGGTTTGGCCGCCAACTCTTTGCGCACCAGGTCGATCCCGTCAAGGATCGGCTTCGCCTCATCGGCCTTGGCCGCGAGGAGCTTCTCGTGCAAGTCGCGCAGCCGGTCGTATTCGGCCTTGTCGAGTTCATAGAGCGGCGCCAGGTCGCGTTGCGTCTCGCGCTGTTTGGCACGGAGATCGGCTGTTGCCAACTCAACCTCCGTGCGTTTGAGGATGCCCATGCGCCGGACGCTGAACGTCACGCCGGCGAAGGCTTTGGATTCGTGCGAAGTGCTGATTGAGAAGTTCATAGAAGTTATGCGAAGACGAGGCTCAGATCGTCGATGTTGCCCACGGCGCTTGCGTGAGCGAAACTCTCGCCGAAGTTGCACATCACGTGGTCCGTTTCATCCGCGTATTCCGGCTGCGCGAACTGGAAGTCCTTCATCACGAACCGCACGATGTAGCCTGCCAGGTTGCCGCAGTCGATTGAGATATTGAACGGCGTGCCGGCCTTGGTCTTCTGTTTGATGTCGATCAACTCGGCCGAGTCGTTATCGACCACGCCCAACGTGATCGATACCTTGCGCTCGCCGCCTACCGCGAAACTGGGCAGCCCGTCGTCGTAGGTATCGTTGAGCGGCCGGGAGCCGGTCACCACGCGGACTGTGAAGTTCTTGAGCACTGCCGTGGTGTGGTCGAACGCGTGGCTGTCCATCGTAACCGCACCGAAGAAGCCCGGGATGACGGCGCCGGTGGTGGTGGTCGTGCTGGGTTCCGCGGGATAGGCGGAGAGTCCGCCTTTCGCCGCGGCTGCTTCGCTGGCGAAGTAGTCGGAGTCCAACTTGTAGACCCCGAGGCCGGTACAGGTCAGGTTGAAAATGTCGGTGTTGAAATTGAAGGTCACGTCTGCCGGGATGCAGCCATAGACCATCTGCTGCGTTCCGCCCGAGAGCCCGTGTTGATAATCGAACAGGGTGAAGGGCTTGAACCCGGTGTCGGAGAAGTTGTAGGTCCCCGAGGAGCCCGCGAGGCCGGTGATGCCTTCGATAAGTGCCCAGGCGTCGGGCTGTCCGCCGGCGGTGCCCGAGGGGATGAGGGGGAAATCGCGCAGTTCGAACGCGCCCCTCCAGCGTCCCAGGATGCCGGGCTGGGTCGAGCGGGTGCCGGTCTTCCAGGGCACGGCGACGATATCGCGGCCTCCGGTCAGTTTGGTTCTGCCTACGGCGCGCAGCAATTGCGCGGAGGTGCCGTCGGCCGCAGTCCGCAACGCGGTCTGCTGTTGGATAAATACCTTTTCAAAACGGGGGGAATTCTGAGTCACGGTCGGCATGGGCTGCCTCCTATCAAAAGTTGGAATGGTGCCGAGAAAGGGAGCGGCGTCGGCAGCCGCGGGAAACTTAAACGAATGCCTCAAACCTACATGGACACGTTAACGTCTGCCGCCAGTTGCGGCCGCCCATCATGATCGGGCTGCGGGTGACTTCGATGTTGCGGTTGTAGGTCCACCCCGGCGCCACCATGGCTCCGTTGGCGTTCAGCGTGGTGTAGATCGCATCTTCGAAGGCATCGGCCCAACTGGCAAAGTCCGGGATGACCTCGGCCGCTTCCCAACTTAGATGGATTTCGACGATGGCGAAGATCGGCCCGTTGAACGTCCCGAATTTAAACCGCGGATCGCTCACCGATTTCACAGTATCGATCGTCACCATGGGATAGCGGAAGGCCGAGGACTGCTCGATGAACTCCGGGCTCACCCGGCCAAAGAGAAAGTTCTGGCTCGTGCCGTCCGTTTGCCAATTGATGCCCTGCCAGAAGATCACGGACGGATCGAGCCCGTAGTTTCCCAGGGCTTCGTTCACGGCGCCATTGAACCCGCCGAGAAGCGTGGAGCCCGGCGCCCCGGACAGTTGGGTCAGAAGCGCCTGGCGGATCATGCGTGAGACGGCCGGCATGGGTTAAACCTGGACGATGAGGTATTCGATATCCACCGACGCCGTGTTGGCCTTGACCGCCGGCGCGGTGACCGTGCTGGTGAAGCGGCCTTGCGCTGTCTCGCCCGGCAGGATCTTCAGCATCGGCGTGCCACTGACCGCAGGCAGGACCTCCACGTAGTTGCCGCCTACGGGGTCGTTGTTCTTGATAGCGAACGCACCCGGCGCCGTTACGGCGCCGAGGTTGATCGCGACTCCGCCAGTGGCCGTGGTCATGGTCTGGGAAGCGCGCATGAAGTCTTTGCCGGCGACGTCGCCGCGGACGTTCTGAATTTGCAGGTTCTGAGCGGCAATATTGCCTTTCGAAAATTGCAGGGAGGTGCTGAAGGTGAGTTCGTTGGCCATGGTGGTGATGCTCCTGATTGGTGGGTTATTTGGTGACTGTGGCTGCCCTGGCGAGCATGCGGTTCGCCATGGCGGTGGTCATGATTTGCAGGTCTTCCGGACTGGCATCGAAGAAATGCCGGCGGGGTAAGTGCTTGGCCCCTTCGTTGTGGCCCCTGGCGCGCTCCGCCTCTTCGCCGTAGAAGCCCACGTGCATTTGCGAACAGGGCTCGTGCTGGGAGAACGCGTCCATCTCCCCGATGCCCGCCACCAGGTCCGCCGACATATCCAATTCGCTGCCGCCGGCCTTGACGATCATGGCGTTCATCATGTGCGGATGCTGAACCATGCCGAAGAGGTCTACGTTCGATCTGCCGTGCGCGGCCTTGGCGGCGGCGTAGGAGTCGTAGCGGATGCCGAGCGGCGTGCGCTTGCCGCTTTTGCCGGTTTTGGCGTAGCGACCGGCGGTCTGGCTAGCCCGCTGCTCGCGTGTACGACCGCTGTGGCCGTCCGGGTAGAAATAGTAGACGTGGCTGGATTCATATGGCGCGAAGGGCGCCCCGTTGACATCCACACCGTTCTGCGTGCGCTGCACGATGCGCGAACGCAGGATCTGGCCGGCCAGCAGGATGTCGCCCTGCGTCGGCACGAACGCCAGTTGCAGGTTGTGGACTGCGGTGATCGGGTCCTGGCCGCCGGGGCCGAGGAAGGTTGCCAGTTGCGCCATAATGTATATCGGTAGTAATATCGGAGTAGTGAAGGAAACCAAAAGCGAATGTTTGCTGATTCGGCTATCGCGCGATGACCGGAAGGCTTTAGAGCGGCTCTCCGCACGGTGGGGCACGACTCTAGCCGAGGCTGCGCGCCGCTCCATCAGAGAAGTGCAGGACATCCAGTTCTTGGCGAAGGACCGCAAGGCACTGGAGCGTTTGGCCGCGCGTTGGAATACGACTCCAGCCGAAGCCGCGCGCCGCAGTATTCGGGAGGCGGATGAAGCAGCCCGATAAGCTCACGCCGGCGCCGCCCGAGGTCGAGGCGCACCACCGGGTCACAATCAGCCTCATGGGCAAACGGTACGCCATCGACTTCACAGCGACCGCCCAGGAACTCACCAGCAACGTGGTCGAGATCAGGCCGCCTTCGCCGCCACGGCTGGTTCTTTTGCCGCCGTCTCAAAAGACGTAGTGTCCAAAATTACGCTGTGCCGGCAGTTGAATCCCCCACAACTGATGAAGGGCTGAGGGATTTGGCCGTTAGGGTAGCTGTTGAATTGTTCTCGCGTGAGCCCTTTTTCTTCGGTGCGCGCCAGCATGTCCTCGCACCAAGGCCTCGTGAGGGCATCGTCTGGTCCGGCAAGTTTGTACTTCAACTCCTGCTTCGGCTCGCTCGCCTCGATCACCTGGAATGATCGATCCGCCGCCGTCCTATAGAACATCGTCATGGCGGAATCGGCTAATCCCACCGCGCGCGGCACGCTCACGGCCAGTTTCTCGGCCAGCGTCTGCGCCAATTGCCCGAACTCCAGGCCACCCACTGAGAGCATGCTCCGCTGCATGACCGAGCCAGCCACGCCTTCCACCACGGCGTTCAAGGCGTCGGCCGCGGAGAGTTGGAACGTCCATAGCACCGGATCCGCGCTGAGGTTGGCGATGGGTAGCCCGCCCTGCACCTGGTCGCTCAGAAGCTCCAGGATCTCGTTCAGGTACGGAAGCTGCCCGGGGAACTCGCCCACGAAGGCCGTCACCAGCCTCTGATAGCCCGCCTGGTCCATGGCATCCAGAAATAGCTGGTTCAGCTTGCGCAGCGTCCGGTAGTTCGCCGGCGTCTGCTCGATCACTCCATCTGTGATGCTCAATTTCTTCTGCAAGTCGGCCAGAACTCTGGCCTGCGCCTTGGTCACAATCTCCTGAAGGTGAGTTTCGAAGGTGTGGACAAGACTGTCAACGTATCGGCTGTGGGCGTTATGGATTTCCTGGAGGGAGGACATCTGGGTTTAGTGAACTGCTGCCTCTATGGCGACCCCGGACGCGCCATTCTGCACAAATGACCCGCCGGCATCGTAGTACTTCACCTGGTAAAAAGCGACGTGCATCGGCAGCACGGGCAGCGTGATCGTGCAGGACGAGGAGCATGGCGCCCGCGTGTAGGTGTCCGTGGTCTCGAACCAGAACGGCGCGGCATCGGTGACCGTACTTGCCACCGCGACGCAGGCCTCTCGGCGCGACGAGCAGTAGTGCTGTGCCACCGTCCCCTGCTCAAGGTAGCCGAATTCCACCGTGGCTGTCGCGATTCCCAGCCCGGTCGGCGGGGTGATCGGGATAGACGCGCGCACGAAGGTTGAGCGGTCCACGGAATCGCCAGCCGTGAACGGTGGGAGCTTGGCCATCAGGACTTGCGAAGGCGGGAAGTGTGCGGTGTCGCCGTAAGCAAACAATAAGTTAGAACCATCCGCTAGGGGCTTGGCAGTTGGATAGTCATTCGTCTTCCGCAGACTAGTTAGC